GCAACCGCTCCATCGGATACCCTATTATGGGTGTAAAACTGTTTCCTCTTTTAAGGATTGACGCCTCGATTTGATAATTCTACCAAAACAAGAAAAATCCTGCCTTCGTATTTTCGATTTAAGAGGATTTTCTGCACAGTCGAATATTTTATTACCCGAAAGCCAAAAAAACTTGAAATTGACCATGCCTTGTCTGTATAGGCTGGCCTGCATGATTTTTGTTGTATTATTTCAGGAAAAAAGGATTTTAAAGATGAACGGAAAAGTATTTTATATAAAAACAAAAACAAAATAAAAAAATCCCGGCCGGAGCCGGGATAAAAACTTAAACACTAATCATCAAAAAAGCCTCTGTTCTGTGTAGTAGGGTTGTTTAATATGCCTGCCAAAACAAGAATACCAAGAATCGCTTTGGTAAGTTCATCATAATTGCCGGGAAGAATGACATCAATATTATAAACCTTCAATGCATCAACCAGCAAAGGAATAAATGCTAATATGGCAGCCCAAAGACCGTAGTTTTTCCATCGCATTATATTTTTACACCTCCTTTATCTTAATTTCAACCTTGATTTCAGGGTTATCTATTTGCATAGTTATTTTTCGATTATTTATATGACAAGTAACGGTTCTACTGGAAGAATTCCATACAACCGAACCGCCGGCAGCTTCAATTAATGCTCTAACTGGGAGAAATGTTCTCTTGTTTTTAATAAACGGAGGAACATCGATTTTAATGATTTTAAATTTACTTTCTCTTTCTTTAAACGGTATACCTAAAAAAGCACATACTCCTTTAGCAATTGCTTCACCTAATTTTGTTTGATTTTCAGGCTGACTGAGCCATTTTTCCTGTTGAGGATTGGTTAGAAATCCACATTCAGGCAAAATAGCCGGCATTTTGGTTTCTCTTACCATATGCAGGTTTTTCTCTCTAATACTACCATCTTCCCAGTTTGTCAATTTAACTAATTCCCTTTGAACCAAAATAGCCGCATTTTCAGCCTTATAGCCCTTTTTAAAAACAAATGTTGCAATATAATCTGCTGAAGGATTGTCAGAACCGTTACAATGCACAGATACCGCCAAATCTACCATTTCTTTGTTAAACAAATTGCTTCTTTCAAATAAAGTTAAATATTTATCTTCTGTTCGAGTGGCCACAACCTCAACATCGTTTCGTTTAAGAGCATTTATCAGCGCAAGGCCGATACCCAAATTAACGTCTTTTTCTTTTACGCCGGTCGGGCCTACTGCGCCAGGATCTTTGCCTCCATGACCTATATCGACGCCAACCTTTGGCACGAGAGAAGGTTCAGGAAGGTTAACCTGGTCGGCAATAGCCCATGCTTCATATAAACCTTTATAGTCAATAGGCATCAAACAATGGCCTTTATTGCCCCAGTCAGTGCCCCATGAATTGATTATTTTTAAATAAATTTTGCCTTTAATGGTTGTCCATCCGTAGGCCGTAAGCGCATGATAGCCGGTAATGTATTCAGAGTTTTTGACCTGAGGCAGTATACCGTTTTTAGGGCAGTCGTAAAACGATGGATATACAGCTATATCTATATTTATAGCCCCGGTATCTTTAATAGCGGTCAAAATTTCATTTATGTTTTTGACATCAATTTCATAATATGCTTTGGCTTTGCGTGGATAGGCTTTGGCATAAAAAAGTTTCTCGTTTTCTTCTTTGTGTATAAAATTATAGCAGTTCTGAAATGTTTGATACCACGGCATGTATTCCCAGCTTAAAATACCATCTTTAACAACATTAGCAGCAGCGTCTTTAGGCTCCATACCTTCACCCATATACTGACCTTCATATCTGTTGCCATAAATCCAACTGGGCGCAAGTTTTATTTTATGATTATTTTCTATATATTCTTGTATTTCCCCAATATAAGAAAAAGAACATCCGACACAAGCACCAATGCCATTTTGGTCTTTGACTTCAGGGACAAAAGGTGAAGTATATTCTTCGTCAAATGCTTCATACGTCCCGAAATATTTTGCATATTTATAATTTCTTTTATCCGGCCTTGAGGGGATTGCACCTAAAGTATATTTTTTAACCATTTTAATTAACCTCCTTTTGTAAATAAATATACCGCCAAACCGCAGCATATAGTAGATAATGCACTGATTACAATTGCTACCGCCCATGTCGGCCTAGAATTGAGATTGTTTTCGATGGCAAGCAACCTATCGTTAATTTTTTCTAAAGAACTATTCATTTGTTTTTTGTAATCATCAAAATCTTTTTGGAGGTCTTCAACTTTTTCTCTTGTAACTTGCTCATAAGCTGATATGGAAATATCTTCTACCGCCATAAAAAAACCCCTTTCTATATAAGTTCTATATAAGCTGCAAAATAAACTTTAAAAAAAGCGAGGTGATATAAAATGAAAAATCAAACAAAAAAATGGATAATTGTTGTTTTGATTTTTGCTGTTGCTTCTATTGTTTATTTGAACAGTGTTTTTCAGTTACCGTATGGGATTATAGCAATGACCAAAATTAAAATTGGCGAATACAGTTCAGTATATGGCCTTTTAAAAACAGCGAATATATTAGACGATGTTTATAAAAGCAGATTTTACGCCGTAAGCATAGCATACCTAGGAGTAATGGCTATTTTGATTTTAGGCATAACAAAAGGGGAGAGGTAATCTCCCCTTTTGTTACTCTTTATTTGTTATTCTTTAATAGGTTCTTTGCTTAATGCACGTCTTGCTGCATTAATATATTTCAAATTAATATCACGCAGTTTTTTTGTCTTTTCTTCCAGAGTTAAAGTATTATCTTCTTCAATCTTTTTTCTCCTCTGCCTTAAATGGTTTAACATTTTTGCATAAGAATTAAGTCTGCTTAATTTTTTAACCAATTCTTTTTCTTCGGGTGTTCTGTCTTTGGCATCTTTCTTTTTAGCTATTTGAGCCTTTTCGAGAATATAATAAAATTGATTTATACTATTAGAAGAACTTGTTATAGGTTCTTCTATCGGGCCAAATGATTCCAACGGCTTTATTTTCTTCTCTACTACCCCAAATGTTTCGAGAATTTTATCTGTTGATGCTAATCCCCATTCTCCCCATCTGGCCAAATACCCCGAAACTAAATAATCTATTTTACGTGGAGAAGCATTAAACATCTGCCCTAACTTTCTGGCCGTCTGAGATGTATAAAAACCATACTGCTGCGGTTTCGGTTTATACTGCTCGCCTTCGGGGACTATCGGCCTGTTAAGAAACATTGAATGATTTGAATATACTTCATATGCCGGAAGTAGCGCATCTGGGATAATATCAGGCAGGGTTGATTTTTTTACGTTTTCGGCAAACTCATCAAATGCATAAGGATCATGTTTGTCTACTGCTCTTAAAAATCTTTCAACCAATGCGCCAAAAATTATTCCATATAAATCTGCCCTTGGAATCCAGATAAACCTTTTGCCTCCGTTGATAGGAATATTGTAACATAAGTCTTTTCTCCATTCTGGGAGTTCTTCATAGTATTTGTTATCTCTATTGAGCATATAAAGAATCAATGTTGGAAGCGTTATCAATAACAGCCCTCTTGCGACAAATCTTAATTTGTCTTTTATAAACGCCCTCCTTGCCCTATCTATTGCCTGAAGGTTTACGTTGAAAAATGCTTTAATTTGATTTATCTCTTTGCTTATATATCCGGCCCTTCTAAAATCAAGAGTTGCATCTCTCATTCTTATAGCAGCTTCCTCGAAAATTTCTCCTTGAGTTTTGCCTGTTTGTTTTTGCTGTTTTGTCTGTATTTTGACATATTTCATTCCTACTGCTACCCTTGGAATTTCATCGATAAATTCAAGGAAATCTCTTGCAGTTGAGAATGGATGACGCAACATATTTTTTATTTTTTCCAGGAAAGTTTTTGTCATTATATTCCTGACAGTTTTATTCATATAATCTCTATCGCCGGAGACAAGATCAGCCTGAAAACCTTTTGCCGCTTTAAGTTTCCAGTACATTTCATCTTTATTAACAACAGACAATACAGCCCTTGGAATCTCTGTTACTATCCCCGGCCCTTCATGCATCATAGCCGAAACAATGTCCCTGAATGGGTTTTTAAAGAAAATAAACGCTGGAGTTATGATCGCCGACATTCTTTTAAGGTTCGTAAACGGCCTGAGCAGTTTCACGTAATTACTTGTTTGCGGTTTGTCCAACATCATAACAGCCCTGTATAATACGGGATCTAATTGATACAATTGCGGCTTGCCTTTTCTAAATACAACAACAGTATTGTCTTTTGCACTTGCCCAGTAACTCGGCCTGAATATTGTTACTAATTTTTCTAAATCAAGGTCTTTTGTATCCACCCCTGCTTCAGTTAATGCTTTTTCTAATTCGCTTAAATGAAGTTTTGTTACTTTTAACCCTGGATCAACCTTTGAAACATATTTGCCCATACCTTCATTTTTTTCTGCTAAATCTATAATTAAATTCATTACAGCATTTCTCTGCGCCATATTCAAAAAAGTAAAAGCATTTTTAATATCTGAATCTAACGTATTAATTATAGTGCCACCGCTACCCGTAAATCTTTTTATCGGCTTCGGCAAATTGGCCAGTCTGCCTCTACTTCCAATTCCTCCCGTAAACATATTTATAGATTCTTCGTCCATAACTCTATAAAATGGAGCATACTGCGGGTTGGATCCTCTTATCTTTTGTGCGGTCGATTCGTCAAGCAAACCTGCATCTACTAATGTTTGAATATTAATTTTATCTCTCCATACCAAATGTTTTTTTCTTATTTCTATAAAATGCGGATAGTTGGTTTCTAAATAATTTCGCAGCTTATTCAGTTCTTCTTCTGTCGCTTCTATTCCTATCGCTCTTTTGCTGAATCCCTTATCATATAATTCAAGTGCCCTCATCGTTGCATCATAATACACATACATTCTCTGTTCTTTTTCTGTTTTTATAGGAGATAATATTTCTCTCAAGGAAGAAAATACTGTATTATAATCAGCGTCTTTTATACCATCTCCTTCTATTGCAGTTCTGGCCAAATCAGTTGCGCCTCTCATTAACCATAATTGATAGAACGGACTTTCTTTAATAGATAATTTTTTGTCTCCTGCCAATATTTCTTCAAAATATTTTACTGGTTCAAGTTCATCAAACCATGCCGCCCATAAAGAAGTAAACCATTGCTTAAAATTGATAGGTCTTTTCCTTACTCCATCTTTTGGCTCAAAAGATATGCTTGCTGCAACTCTATCCAATACAGGCATAGACAGAAAATCCTGAATATCTGCCTGGGCAGTCTTAAGTATTTCTTCTATTTCAGGGTAATCGGCAAGCCTTGATTCAAAAATTTCAAAATATCTTGGAGCAATTAGTTTTGCTTCTTCGGGATCGGTAAACCATTTTTCAATAAAAATAGCCACTCCTTCTTGACGCAGCTGTTTTTTATAACCGCGTTCTCTGGCTAATTGAATAAGTTCTTTTGTTGTTTCTTTGTTCAATTCAATTATTTTGTCTATATGATGGCCGACTTCATGGGCTAGGGTTGTTAAGTCTTCTTTATATTTCAATCTTATTTCTTCGGGTTTGTTTTTATATAAACCTAATGCCCGTTTTCTGTATCTTCTAAAACGTACAGGAATATCGAGTTTTTCTTTGAGATAATTTACTATATCTCTGCGGAAAAGTTTTTTCCCGACTTTGTCTGTTGCAACTTTTACTTCTGTTCCCCTATCTTCCGCAGTTTCTTCTGCATCTCCTAAATCGTAATATTCTTTGCTTGCAAGACTGCCTTTAGGTTCTGGCGGTATGGCCTCAATTACCGGCCTGTATTCTGTTATCTTTTGAATTACTTCTTTTGCTTTCTGCGGTTCGGTAGGAATGAAGTATCTTGTCTTCCAACCGCCGACTATTTCTGCAAATACACCATCTTCTAATAATTGTTCACGATAATCAAACAGATTAGCGCTGGCCCCTGCATCAGATATTTCTATGCGGTATTCTCCCGCAACTTTTTTCCTTATCAATCGCCATCCGTTAGACAAAACAAAAACATAATCATCCTGCAATATTTTATTCGGTATATCGTTTATATCTATATCTTTTTTGCTGGCCTCTGCGCCCAATTTTGTTAAAGTGTATTCTATTTCTCTTTGCTTTATTAATCTGCCAAGAATAACCCTGCCGTCATCAGTTAAAACCCTTACAACTCTAACATGGCCGGAAGGCAGCCTGTCCCAGACAGGAAGGAGGCTTCCGCTGATTAAGTGGAGAGTTTCTGTTCTGTATTGTGGAGTTTTATCAACTGCATCGTTCCATAGTTTTTCTGCATCCAGTTTATTTTCTATGGGCTGCCAGTTTGCCTTATCAAAAGTTTTTTCATCTATATAACCTTTTTGATGGGGCAACTGCCCATGCATCACATAAACGTCAATAATATCGCCATTGGACAACGTTTTCGTTTTCGATGTTTTAAATACTGCTCTAATATTTTTGCTTCGAGTATTTTGATAAAAACCTAAAAACGATTCTTTGTTATTTTTGATATGCCTGTCTATTTCTTCAAATTTTAATATGTCGTTTTTGTGATAGGCTGTCAGATTATAATAAAACGTATCCCCTGTTAATTTGTCTGTTCTAATAAGTCTTTCTTCATTTACTTCAACTTTATCTGCCGCATAGTTTTCAAGTCCAAAATCCAATTCTCCACGTTCTATGGCCGCTTCTACCATTTTGTCATGTATTTCTTTAAATCGGGTAAATACTTTGTTTTGTTCTTCAACAGTTAATGCCAATACCCTGTTCAGGAAATTGGGAGTCTCCCTAAGCTGTGGCGCTGATGATATAATATTTCCATATTCATCTAACAATGCCCTGTCTAATCCCATTCTTTTTAAAACAGACTTATCAATGTCGGGAAAATCTCCACGTACTAAATGCCTGTAGAATCTTTCTAATGCATCTCTTGCTAATTCGTCTTCAAGATTATCCTTTGCACTAAACAGGCCCTGCCCGCCGGTTTGCCTCTGCCCTTTTGTTAAAGCACCCAACTGATCCAGCTTTCTTGCTATGGACGATATAAAGCGTTTCTGCCCTTCAATGTTTGTTGTAAACAATTTAAAATGCGGAGGCTGTTTCTGATTGCTTCTGTGCGTTCGTCCAAAACCCTGCACTGCGTTAACTGCGCTGAACCCCGGCTGCACTACATAATGCATCCTTAACCGTTGGTTCTTACAGGTAAGGTCTGCATGATAGCTTCTACCTGTTCCGCCTTTCCTTGAGAATATCAGGACACGTCTTTTATCGTCCATAAATTCATCTGCTTCTAGTTCTCTTACTTTATCTGTTCTTTTTTCTGTTACGTGTTTTTCCTGTCCTGTTTTTTCATCTATAACCTTTACTATTCTTCTACTTCTTCCTGTTATTTCTGCAACATTTTTAGGTCCAAACGCTTCAATAACCATATCAATCGGATTAGACGGTATCCTTAAAGAACCAACCCTCTGCATCAAATCTTCTTTTATGCGAAGCGCTGTTTTATTTATAACAGGGTTACCTGCGCTATCTTTAACCAATTCTACGGACTTCTTACCATCTTTTTCAACAACTTCATATTGATAAATAGGAAAACAATTATCAATATACTGCATCACAATATCTAACGGCGTTATGGATATTTCCTCTATATCTATACCTTCTTCTGCAATTTTTGAAAACAATCTTTCCTGGGTTGCTTCACCGGTAAAATCAACGTGCATCACAACAGCATGACCATCTGCAAGGTCTTTTTCTGCTTCTTTTAAAACTGCCGGCATCTGCATCGATGTGATTACCTGATTAAAAAACCTCTGATGTGCTCCCCAAAAGCTGGAATATACCTTGCCTCTATTTCTGCCGTTTTCACCCATATTGGTTACTTCCAATGCTTTGTCTAAATTCTGCAAAATAACCTGCCATGCTTCAGCAAGAGTGTCATAAACTTTTTGCTGTTCCTTTGTTAGTTCATGGACTACGGTTGAATATTCAACGCCTTCATAAGAAAGGTTTCTGGCAAGATAAACTCCCATAGCCTTCATATCTCTTGCAACAAGTTCCATTGCAGCCAGTCCGCCGGCTTCTATTTTGCTTATAAAATCGTTTTTACTGCTAAATGGAGTTCCTCTGCCCCATAATCCTAATCTATCAAGATAACCGAGATCACCGACATCTGTTGCCCCCGTTGCGCTAACATACACTATTCTTGCATTTGGCAGACTATTTCTAAACAGTTCTGCTGTCTCTGCTGTAACTGCTGGTTTTTGTTTGCCGAATTTGCCTTTTTTATTTCCTAAATTTCTTATTTTATGAGATTCATCAAAAGCTATTACACCATCAAAATCTTTTCCCAACCAATTGATAAGTTGGCCTATTCTTGTTTTCAGCGATTCCGTCTTTTCTTCGCCCGATTTGATAAAATCTTTTGAATTGTTAATCAGGGTGGCGTAAGTAGTATATACGATCCCCGATTCTCTCTGTATTGGAGAATCATAAGAAGTCTCCGATAAATTAAAAATTTCTTCTCTGTTTCCTCCGATCCCTGTCCAGTCTCTTATTGCGTCTTTGTAAAGGTCCTGATTCATGCTTATCCAAACTGCTTTCTTTCTACCCTGCCTCATATTGTCTAAAATTATTCCTGCGATTTCTCTCCCTTTGCCTACACCCGTTCCATCTCCGATAAAGAAGCCTTTTCGTTTTCCGTCGGGAAGTATTTGCTCATGAGCTTGACCTGCATATACTACTGCTTCTAATTGTGCAATTGATAGTTTCCCTTCTTCTATCACTTCTTTGGGCAGTGAGGGTTGATATATCGGATCGGGAAGCAAAACAGCATCCATCGCCGCACTCTGAACAAGTTTTCCGGGATGCGGTTTAGCATCTTTAATTTTTAATTTTTGTGGTTCATAAGGAGTATAAACGCTGTCTCCTAAATCGTTTTTCTTTTTAGTTTCTGTTTTTTGTATTTCGATTTTTTCTGTATCCTTTACATTGATTCCTCTGTCTCCGCTAACAGCTGTAGAAGAAACACCGCTGCGTCCACCGGATTTTTCGCCTGTTTCAGCTCTTGTCTTATCTGGTATTCCGGCATTATCTTCGATTTGAGAAACAGGTTCATTGCCAACTGCGGATGCGTCATTTCGCTCGCCAGTTCGCCCACCAGCGTCCACAGATCCAGCCATGATTTCTCTTGTTGGTTGTTCTGGTAAAACATTTGTTTCATTTCCGGCTGTTCCAGCCCCCACATCATTAGTTGATACAGGTGTAGTATTGTCTCCTCTAGCACTTCCTCTGCTTGTTTCAGAAACCTCTTCGCCAACATGTTCAGCGGATGACGATTTAATTTCTCTATCAGTTTTAACCGCTTGTTCATCTTGTCGATCAGCTTTTGCTCTTTCACGTTCAAGTTTTGTTCTTTCACGTTTTATCCCCTCCAATATTTTTATGGCATCTTCGAGGGTATCTACCTTGTCGGTAATAACACTCCCGTATGTCGGACCGTTTTTATCTATTACAATTAACTGAACATCAAATTGAGTTCCGTATTTCTTGTAATTTTCTCCATCTATACTTATATTGGCCCTTACATTGTATTCTTTTTTAATGTCTTTCCACCAATCAGCAAAAGCCGGTTTGCCTTCTGCTAACCCTCTGCCGGTTATAGCAACAAGCCTCCCATTGGGTTCGAGACGTTTCAATGCCTGTTCAATATGAGCTTTTATAAACTGGGTATTCTTTTTACCTTTTACCCTTGTTGCTGCAGTACTGAAAGGAGGATTCATAAGTATTACCGTTGGCTTTATTTCATCGGGAAGAATGTTATCTAGCTGTTCTGCATTTTCGGTAAATACCTTATCAAATCCTAATTCTTTTAATAATTCTATTCTTCTAGGCGCTATTTCATTTACGTAAACTTTATCGGCTTTTGCTTTTTTGGCGAATACAGCTAACCCGCCTACTCCTGCGCTGGGTTCTAATACAACATCATTCGGATATATATTAGCTACCCATGTGGCAGTATAAGCTATATTGGGTGGAGTGGAAAACTGCTGTAATTCATTGGTTTCCAACGTTCTTCTGTTTTGAGTAGGAATGTTATCTAAAACAAATTCTTCGATATTACTTAAATTGTTTATTGCGGAATGAACATTTGCTAAAGGCCCAACGCTCAAACCTTTTGTATTTAAAATATATTTATTTACACCTAGTTCCATAGCATCATACACATCTTTGGATGTGTATTTGCCTTCGGCCTGCGTTCCACCAAAATATTTATCGGCTATTTCAAACAGGTCTTGATTTGTTAATTTACGGCCAGCAGAAAGTGCTTTTACAACTTCATCTGCTATTTGGGTATATGGTGTTTGGTTTTTTCTTACAGATTCTTTTTCTTCTTTAATTGTACCAGATTTTTCAGATTTTTGCTCGGAGATTTTTATTGGTTTGGATTGTTTTGTTGGTTCTTTTTTCCCTAAATAATCTCTCAAGGAAACTTCTATTCCGTTACCTAAAAACACAGGTTCTCCATCTTTATATGTTGACAGTTTGAATCCATTAAAGCCGTTATTTTTTTCCTTGAACCACCTAATAAAATCATTCAATAAAGGATTTTGATTCTGTAATGCCTTTTGCCCTGCTTTGGTAACAGGAATTTCCTTGATTTCTTCTTCTGTAAATCGCCATGTTTCCTTTGCAGTTTCTTTGATTTTAGGTTTTTCTTCTCGGGGCTTTATTGTTATTCCTGCTTCTTTTAATCTATCTGCATAATTTCCTCCGAGCATACCTACTATATTATAAAATGTTTCTTCGTCCATATCGCCATAAACAAATTCATACCCTTTTTCTTCTATTCTAGCGGCCTTTCCACCACTAATTACTCCTATGGCCTTTTCTCTTGCGGGTTCTTTTTGCTGTTCTTCTTTTACTTCTTTTGCTTCTTCTTTTTCTTTTACTTTTTTGGCTCTAATTTCAATATTAATTTTACCGGACCAACGACCCTGCTCTTTATCTATTTCAAGAACAGTTTTTACTAAACCTATTTCGGGAATAGTAATATTATATTCTATACCATTTTCCATTTTGCGTGAAAAAATATGCTGTGGTTGGTTTAATGCTATAGCTCGTTTTTTATCTACATCAATTGCTCTTTCAAAATCTCGTGCTAGTTCCTCCACTATTCGTTTATCGTCGATAAGTGATCCTTTTATAACTTTTTCTCCGTCTTCTGTTATAACCTGCCAATCTTTTACACCTTCAATTTTGGACGCCAACGAACCTGGAAGTTTTTCTTGATAATAAGACAACAGATGATCAACCTGTTCAGGCTTTTTTATTTCTTCCTGTTTTGGTGTAACTTCCAAAGGCGATATTGTTGTTTCTGGAATTATCTCTTGCGGTACTTGTACTTCTGATGGCTGTTCAATAATATTTTCGGGTTGCATTATTTGCTCCGGCAAAGATAAGGATTGTATTTCTGTAATCGGACTTATAGGCGGTTCTGCAACCTGCACCGAATTATCTATTATAACTTCTTTAGTTTCATCATTAACCCATGTTCTTTCATCTGTCTGCCTAAAACCTTCTGCCAATGGATTAATTTCTCTTACCGGCTGTGGATCTGCCAATACATAATCTATTCCTTTCATTCCAGCTTGAATCATAGCATGAACTTTATACGAAGGAATTTCCTGCCCGTTTAATATTACGGTCGGGAAAGTACTTATAGTTTTATCGTCAGGGGTTTTTACCTGGACCGCACCGCCCGTCCGCTTCAAATCTTCCATATTGATTAATTTATATCGAGTGCCGTTTTGAATTATTTTAAGCTGAGGAATTTGTGCAATGGCTGTTGTCGGCTGTTCTGGCCGGCCCGACTGTGGTTCTGCCTGCGTTGTTTGTGTTTCTCCTGTTATCCCTTGAACATTTTTGCCGTATTTAGATTCATACCATTTTCTTATATGCTGATCGAACATTTCTTTTCTGACTTTAACATTTCTAAAATTGGTTGGCTCCATTATTATACCTTCGCCCTGTTTAAACCATATACCAGAACCGGGCTTCGTTTCTGTGTAGCCTCTTGCTTTAAGCCATGCAGCCTTCATATATGGTTCTGCTGTCCTTGCTACTGTTCCGAATAATATACCCCATAAAAAAGAACTTCCCATAGCTTTTGCTTTTTCTTTAATAGGAAGTTTTTCATAGGCAGGGTCAGCTATTGCTCTAAGTGCTTCTAATGCACTTAAACTGGCTCCTGATTCAATAGCTGTCGGCAGAACATCTTTTACCCATAATAACCTTTGAGCTTGTTTGATGTTTTCAGGTTTTATTTTCGTTATTAAATTTTCTATTGCCTGTCCAGCTTTAGAAGTAATAGGTCTTACTGATTTGTGGGCTATATCCATCCATGACTGATTTAACCCCGGAAGTGGAACTGAATAACCTACAATTGTTCCTATAATATCTGCCACAGTATTTTTGAATTTGTTCCCAGTATCCGGTATTTTTTCTTCCGAAGTTGTATGTGCTGTTATCACATCAGCACCACGTTGAGCTACTCTATTTAAAAAAGGAATATCCAAAATACCACGAATTGGCTTTGCAACAGATAATACCGCTTTTGTAAAAAAAGGATATTTTTTGGCAAATTCAGGGTTTATATTCCACTTTTCTTCCAATTCTTTTACAGCTAATTCATCACCCTGCATAACTTTATCTATAATATTATTATATGCTTCTGTTTGTTCTTTTCTTTTATCTTTAATATTACTAATATAATCAGAAGATAAACTTTCTAAACCGCCAAAACCATAATAACTTGGTAATTTACCCGAATATTTTTCTTTATATTCAGTATCTGATATTTTTTGTGTAATCGGTTCTTTTACAACATTTTCTATTCTCTTTGATATACCTAAATCTCTTGATATATCTAAATCTCTTGGTATACTTAAATCTTCTGCTCCATAATAACTAGGCAATTGACCGGAAAACTTATCTCTATATTCTTCTGCTGGAGTTATAAATAACTCATTTAAAAGATTATCTATATCAGTTTTTCTTTGAATATCAGTTTTCCTTTGAATACTTAAATCTCCTACTCCATAATAACTAGGTAATTGACCAGAAAACTTATCTCTATATTCTAATGCATGACTTTTCTGAACAATTTTATTGCTTTTTGTTTCCCCTAAAGTATCACTTTTATTTTCTTCTTCTTTTATATTCCTTAAAGCAAAATCGGGGCTTTTCTTTAATAACTGCCATTCTCTGTCTGTAAGCATACCAGTATCAATAAACCCAGATGTAATTCCATATTCTAAAAAAGCTTTTTTCTCGTCATCTGATAAATCTCTATATTTTTTTACTCCGTAACCAACCATTTCCCATACTTTCTGCCCATCCATTATACTTCAACTCCCTTAACGTGCTGTTCCATGATCATACATTGTATTATCTCGTTCTTCCATAAATGAACCTAACGATATCGACCCTAGTAATTGGTTTCTATATTCTTGTACGATTTTCCAAAAATCTTCTGCGCTCATTTCTTCACCCGAAGCAATAGCATTTTTTACTCGTGGATCTTGTTGAGCAAGGTTTATTGCAAGCTGTGCAATTGTTTCATAATTAGTCTTTATCCCTTGTTCTTTTTCAAGTTTATCCAACTCTTTTTGATAATTAAACTTATCTTTAGCAAGATTATACTGTGCCCATGCTAAATTGAGTTGCGACTGATCCAGATTTAAACCTTTCATTTTTAATTCTTTGTTAAATTCGTCTAAATCTTTTTGCCTTTCGTATTCTCTTTGTTTCCATATATCCTCTATTGCATCACGCAGTTTTTGATATTCTCTTTCACTAAGATATTTTTGGTCTCCAATATAATCTCTATACATCTGGTACGCTCTATCTCTTGCGTTTAAATACCTTGCATAATCCTGCTGCTCTGCCTGCTGTGCCTCCTGTTGACTTTGCCCATAAAGCTGTTGTGCCGCTTGGTTTAAAAGCTGTTGATGTTGAAACCCTGCCGCCGCTAATGCTTTTGCATGTTCCTGGCTTAATCCTCGTTCTGCTGCTTCTCGTAAACCACTAAAAGCTTGACCTTTTACATTTAGATAATACGGTAAGTTTCTAAATTCCTGCGAAAATGCTTCATTAGCCCTTAATTGTTCTAATTGATATGCAGGATTATATAATTTTTTCACTCTTTCTAATGCTTCATTTAAACTTAAATAAGGATATTTTGCTTTTTGATATTCAGGAAACGAAAATGTTGGTATTATATTACCAGTTGTCGGCATTTGAATTTCTTGATACATTCCCGTATTTAAATTTATTGGAGAAAATTCTAAACTATAACCTACTCTTTTTGCATCTGCTTCAAGCCTTTTTATTAAATCTGTATCTCCCCTTTTTAATGCATCTTCATAACGTTTTCTTTGGCTTGCAACATAATTACTCAATCCCCCAGGATATGTTTTTTCAATATATTCCGCATGTTCGTTTGCTGTTACATTTTTATTGTTTATATTTTGATTAAAAGAATCAGTCAAACTATAACCTACTCTTTTTGCATCTGCTTCAAGCCTTTTTATTAAATCTGTATCTCCCCTTTTTAATGCATCTTCATAACGTTTTCTTTGACTTGCCGTATAACCACTTAATCCACCTGAATATGCCTTCTCAATATATTCTGCATGTTCATTCGTTTTTGTACTTATATTATTTTTATTATTTGTATTACTTTTATTACTTGTATTTTTGTTACTTGAAGAATTAGTCAAGCTGTAACCTACTCTTTTTGCATCTGCTTCAAGTCTTTTTATTAGGTCAGTATCTCCCTTTTTTAATGCATCTTCATAACGTTTTCTTTGACTTGCCGTATAACCACTTAATCCACCTGAATAAGTTTTTTCAATATATTTAGCATGTTCATTCACATTTAACACCTCACTATCCTTCAATTTCTATCCCAAAAACAGAAAAAGGATTTTTGGAATTATCCTCAATCCTTGCAACATAAAACGAACCATTTTTGAGTTTTGGGTACATTCTTTTGGATTTCATTACAGGATTATTATAATGGCCTAAAATATCAGGATTCCAATCCGATACAGGACCTGGCATTGTTATGGTAGTCTTATCTGAAGTATTGACCTGATGATGAACCTGCAAAGTATCTGTTACGCTATTTTTGCCTACTACCAACCGCATACGTCTAAATTTTGTTTTTTGTTCTACATAAACAGGAATGTCTACTATATAATGTATAGGTTTTCCTGCATCATCGCTGCCTTTCAACATTTCATAAACTATACCATTATAAGGGTCGCCTACAAACAACATACCGCCGATTTTGTTAAAACCTGCTGCGGGTATATCCCATCTATCATACCATTTCTTAGTGAGTAAATTGAACGGAAGAATAATATTGTTTTCTTCGATAGGGATTTCTCCTTCTTCGTAATAAGTCAATGCTATATAAAGAACATTTTCATGTTCTATTGCTTGAATATTGCCAGCCTTGCCTGCCGTAATACATCTTTCAAAATAATCATTAACTTCATAACTAAACGGCCTTTGAAGAAGTGAAAATTCATGCAGGCCAGGAGTTAAATATTTATACCCTTCTCTTGTCGGCATAACTAAAACAACGCCAACATCCGCCATTAAACATTCAACAGCGCCTTCATGGCTCAATGCACCGACGTTAGATATTTTTCTTTGAACAGTATCATCTATAGCAGTATTATGAAAAATACTGCCGGAAAAAGCTACTGTGAAAAGTTCTCCTGATGCTACCAGCTGGTCTGAATAAGATTTGATAGTATTTGTTTTGCCCGGAAGCTGTTTATAAAACAAACTCGGCATAGCATCAGGATTGCCTACTTTGCTGTAATAAAGTTTAGTATTATCGTTATGGGGAATTATGAACATGTAATTTTTGTGAAACTCTATTATGTCTCCGGCTAACGGTTTATCGTTATCTTCCTCCATTTCAAGGGTCAACAAATCATCGGGTCTTGTATCTGTGTAGGTTGTGTCGGTTTCGTTTAATTCCGTTACATAATAATAAACATCTATATCTGCTTTCGTTCTGTAAAGCCTTCTTGTATGGCCTGCTTTTGTGGGTATGTTGCTCAAGTCAAATTGAGCATTGTTGCTCGCCGTAACAACTGTGCTTGCAGGTGAAGGATTTGATTCGTGCTGTTCAGAATTAACAAACGTAACCTTATATTTATAATCTCCGGTAAAACTTCCCGAACCTGAAGCCGAAACCGTTGGGGCTGTATCAGGAGGATCAACTCCTAATTCTCTTATGCTTGTGCCGTCATAAACATAGTTTTTAACACCGTCGCAAAAATAACATTTTTCCTGCCATTCAGCAAATCTTACTTTATTTCCAGACAAACCCGATAATATTTCTACGGGATTTGTATAACCGCTGGTATAAGATATTGTAAAACTTGTTACACTCCATTGAGTTGTAAAATTCCCTGCGTCTCCTTCTATTTTTATTTGTATAAACCTCGTCATCGGAAGTTTTTCTGTGGTCTCCTGCCACTCTCCCCAGTCTGAATTATTGCTAGAACCTCTTACTTTAACTTTAACACTTGCGCCTGCCGGAACATTTTTTACAATTGTTATTATATTTGCTGTAGGCGTATTGCGAAGGTCGTAAACAGGAGATGTCCATGAAGAATTTGGCCCGTCATGAGTATAAACCTTGAAAGCTAAATCTGTGCCGGGGTATTTTGTGTCATTAATATAAACTTCCCCATCCAAATAAGGATTTACATTATTTATATATATATTAACCGAAACGTCAGAAGTAATTTCCAAAGTATTAATATCGCTGCTTTCAACCGGCGTATCAAAAATTATTTTATTCCAACCTGTTTGCGTTATTTCTACCGCTTTTGAAGTATTACCTATTTTGATAGTCAAACTTGCGCCCGGTGTAAAAGATTCAACGTTTAATCCTATAGCTGTTATGTATTTCTTGTTAACTTTAAACGTTTGCTTGATCATTTTTCCTTCCGTTATTTCTAATATATCGGTTTGGGCTGTTTGGGTTATTTCCTCTATTTCTAACTGATTTTTTAAAACTCCTGCGTCTACAATCGTATTGTCATGCGTTCCTGTATTAAAATCCGAATTTATTGCGCCATCAGTCCCAATAAGTTTATACAGTTTAGTCCCATGTGCAATAAGAACAATATCGCCATCAGGATGTTTATAGGTAAACTGGCCTTTAATTCCTCCTGCGCCTAAAGAATCTATGAGTTGATATAAACCGCCCCTTTTTGTGGCTCTCCCTATAGGATTACCAAAATCAACATTTCTGGCATTAGGAAGCATACCAGAGACTTTTTCATTCTTTTTATCTACTCCCAAAAATCCGTTGACTGTTATCATAAAATATCACCCGGCCTTTAATTACACGTTTTGCTTTAATATATGCCTTGGATGATTTCTTTTAATGGTCGGCAAGATTTGCGCACGTTCCATCATTTCGTTCCAATGGTATTTTGCCAAATCAAATGCTCTTGCTTTTGTTTCAGCCTGATATAAAGCATGTTCTCCTAAAATGTATGGGTCAAATATCTCTATTTCATCATCAATTGAAGTTATAAATTTGGGTTTTCTATCCATATATACATGCAAATACCCACTGGTTTCAGTGGGTTTGGGCTGAATCTGTATTTCTGTGTTGTTATTTTTTATTTTATACCCCTCATTTGTAAAATCTAAAGGACTTAACCTTGTTAATCTTTTAAGATTTTCCTGAACGGTTGTATCACCTATGCCTACATATTTTTCTTTAATAAATTCTTCGGGCAGACCATATTCGGCTACATCTTTTTGAATAGGCGTGGTCTGCCACCAATCTATTTTAATATATTTTAATATTCGAGGATCATTAAAAGCCGATTTGAAAAACCTAAACCAATCTTCATTTTTAAGTTCTCCTGCCTGTATATCTTCTTCGTAAATATAATTGCACCATTCGATAAGTTCCCCTGCTTTCATATTATCGCCACCTTGTGTCAGATTTGTTATCTTCCTGCCATTCTGTTTGAGATGACTGATCCGGTGTCCAGTTACTTTGAGACTGCGAATCCGTAAACCAGCCCTGTTTCATTTTGTATAATGATGTTAATAAGAATTTGAGACGTTGTATTATTTTGTATGTTATATTAAGTGTCTTTTTCCCTGTTAAAATCCTTACATCATATATGACTCTAATGAAAAAGTCTATTTTTTGTAATATATTATATTTAACAGTCATCATTGGTCGGAGAAGAATAAATACATTATATTTGCTCTGAACAGAAAGGCCTGCTTTTTGCAGTGTATTATACGAAACATTAATGACCGTATTGATTAAATTTCTTATATCATATACTGATTGGACAATGCTATTTAAAAGAATCTTTATATTATATTTTGAAATCAACTTTTCTATATTATCAAGTTTATTTAAAATATCATATCTCACCTGATGTATTAACGGCGGATGGCCATATCTTCTTGCTCCATATTTAAAGCCGCCATATTTGTTAGATTTACTTGCTACAAGCTGCAATAAATTATATTTTAAATTAATAACAGATATTATTCTTCCTATAATCTTATATATGGATCGAGTTGTTAAATCTATCAAAATCATTATATTATATTTGCTTTGAATAAAAGAACCGGCGTTCTGTATTATATTATATATTCCTGTTATTGTTTTTATTACAGAAGACCCTATTATATTGTAAATACTATCAAGTGTTTTTGATATTCTTTGAATAACATTATAATCACTTTGTATTGTTTTGATTACATCTATACCATACTTATCTTGACTATATTTAAATGAATCGTATTTTGCCAATTGAATACCCCCCTTTTTGCGGGGATTACCTTATATTTTGACTTTCTTTTTAATTTGTTTTCCTTCTCGTTCTAAAATTTCTTGTATTTCAGCTACCACTTCTTCAAGGCTAACATCTTTTGAAAGTTTCACCTTGCCATTCTGTTTAATCCTCTTTATTTTCACCTATACCACCTCCAGCAGCTTCTTTTCGCCCATGTGCCAATGTGTGCTTTCGGCAGTAATCTCAAGTATATCCCCTGCCATCGAACTGTCTGCTGTTAATTAAAAGGTCGCTTGGTTTGTGTCTGTAATAGCAAAATCAACCAAAGCACCGTCTACATAAAGATTTACCTGTTCTCCTGCAATAACATCAGGTAAAGAAACAGTAACAGTTGCAGTATCAATACCATCACTCTGAATTTGTGTTTTATCAAGATTTATCCTGCATTTCGGGTATTGGTTATATTGTGCTTCGGTAATTTCTATAATACCTGCTCCTGAAATTTGTTCAGGGTAATAACAAACACATTCTTTCATGTCCTTACGGTACTTTACGCCTTTAATCTTATTAACATCTGGAACAGGATAGACAAAATTACTCCCTTCCATTGAAATCTGAAGTCTGTAATACATTTTCATCCCTCCTATGCTACTAGTTTGTAATTATATACTGCCATTTTATAAATCTGGGCTGCGGCAACATCAGCATGCCATAGATATGTTCCGTCCCACGCTAAACCCGCTGGGGCAGTTGACAGGCTTGCAAATTGGCTGATGATAGTGCCTGATGTGTTCAGCTTATAAATCTGGTCTGCGGTATCATCAGCATGCCATAAATATGTTCCGTCCCACGCTAAACTCGCTGGGCCAGTTGACGGGCTTGCAAATTGGCTGATGATCTCAAAACCACCTTCTAGAGCCCAAAATCCGACTTTGCCGTATATGGTTGCGCCTTCTGGAACGCTTCCAAAGTCGCTTGCATGTTTCCCATCCACCGTATCCGCATCCAGGCCGCTACCGGCGCCGTCATTACCTGCGTGCCAAATTTTGTTATTTTGAACATAAGTCTCTCCGTTGCGTGCTACATAAAACATGTTATTTTGATTATCGCAGGCAATTGCAAAAACGGGGTCGCCTATCGTATCTAAGTCTAACTGTGTAACAGTGAAACCAGTTGGGATAGAACCAGCTTCCCAGTTTACCGCAATCCATCCATTGTCTTGAAAATTTTCGGTAATCTGGAACTCTACAGTAGCACTACCATCGATGTACACTTCCACAGCCGCGCCCTCATAAGTCGAACCTTCTATAAGTCTTATTTTTGTAATTCGACCAGTGCCACCGTACTTAGAGTTACCAAGCAGTACTATTGTTGGCTGGTTACCGTAATGGTAACCTGCATAGAATACTATCGCCTTGTGCCGACCGCTAGTTTTGTCCTGAACTGTAAACTTCGCAAATGCCCTATTCCCACCAGTTCTCCCAGCAGCTACAGGGCCGTTGCTTGCTATCCTATACCAGCCTGCAGCAGTTATACTAGCAGCATACCCTATACCGTGAGCTTTCCGTGTTTGATTATGTGTATCCACCTTCGTCTGTGCGCCTGCCGGGGTTTCGGCGCCGATGTCGGAGAGGTCGAATTCTTTTTTATTCTGTTCAATGTATCGCATTTATTACAACCCCTTAATTGCTTTGAGACAAACGCTGTTCAACTTCAGTTTTATACTCAGTGTTTTTTATGTCATCTACAGTGATTTTCCCTGCTTCTATCAACTTCAATAGTGCCTACACATAGCTTTCAAGTATCACACTATTCCCCCTTTTTCTAATTGCATAAGCATCAATAAGTCAAGTTTCTCATTTATTTCAGATAATGGGTCTGTTGTAGTTGTATCTGAAACATCTGGAACCTGCCCAGTTTCAAAAACTAACTCATCGTTATTACCAAGGGTAATAGAAAGCGCATCAACTGCCTGCTGGAATCTCTCATCAGTTTCATCAATATCAATACAAGTAAGTGCTTCAAGATTGTAACCATTTAATATAGCAAAATCGTTTATTTCTTCTTCGATAGTCGGGATGTTTGAACTATTATAAACAACTCTCACCAGAAGACTTCCTGTTGTTTTTCTGAAAATAAGCCTGCAGACTTTCACAATATTATCCTCCTTTCACAATACTCAATAGCTATACGGTAATTTCAAAATTCTTAAAGAAGCATATGACGTAGCAGTAGTTGAGTTATTTTTTATTTCAATTGTCGAAGATGGTGGAGCTAATATACCAGGGGTACCGTATGACCCACCATAAGTTTGCTCGTTAATGTATATCTGACATGTAGATTGACTCGCACCGAAGGTAATTATCCACATTTCATCCGATGGTATTGTTCCTATAGATTGTACAGCTCCTGGACCAAGAGTGTAGTCATTGCTTACGAATGGCCAATCGCTAGGTAACTCTATTGCACCCAAACACACATCCAGTAAGGAGGACATTATTGTTCCGTGGGCTAAGCACATTGGGGTAAAAATATACTCACCCCGTACTCCGTATATCGCGAAAACTTTCGTTAAAGCACTACTTACGTTAAACCCCCAGTAACGCCAAGTTGCTGTTGAAGAATCTATATTATATAATGCTGACAAAACACCCATAGGAACTGAAAGTACGGAACCATAGTTAAGTATCCACCCGGGTCTATCAATTTCCAATATAAAAACAGAAGCGCCAGAAATAGCAGTAAAATATGCATCATTCGATCCACGATTTTCAGTAACTACAGAAAATCCAGGATGATACTGTCCACTTGCATAGCTTGAAATACCCTTATCCCAGTAAAAGTATTGCGTCGGTTCTTGACTAAGAATCAACCACGTTTTCCCAGCAGGTGCAAACTGTGCAGACCCTGTAGCGGTTTCAATCCTAATACGTCCAGTAATCGGTGAACCACCTTTAGGCCACGCCGGTAACCCTAAATATGTTAACAGAAGCACATCAAACTCAGAAATGCCTCCTATGTCAAACCCACTCCCCGCCTATGCTGACGAATGCCTTCTTTTCACCCGTATGAGCGATAATCCGCCCATCAGCATGAGTCGGGAAGGAGCTGACCACCTCCACTCTAAGTTGGTCTGTTTGCTGACGTGTCGCTGCTTTCAGAGTAGAGTCATTACCTGCGTGCCAAATTTTGTTATTTTGAACATAAGTCTCTCCGTTGCGTGCTACATAAAACATGTTATTTTGATTATCGCAGGCAATTGCAAAAACGGGGTCGCCTATCGTATCTAAGTCTAACTGTGTAACAGTGAAACCAGTTGGGATAGAACCAGCTTCCCAGTTTACCGCAATCCATCCATTGTCTTGAAAATTTTCGGTAATCTGGAACTCTACAGTAGCACTACCATCGATGTACACTTCCACAGCCGCGCCCTCATAAGTCGAACCTTCTATAAGTCTTATTTTTGTAATTCGACCAGTGCCACCGTACTTAGAGTTACCAAGCAGTACTATTGTTGGCTGGTTACCGTAATGGTAACCTGCATAGAATACTATCGCCTTGTGCCGACCGCTAGTTTTGTCCTGAACTGTAAACTTCGCAAATGCCCTATTCCCACCAGTTCTCCCAGCAGCTACAGGGCCGTTGCTTGCTATCCTATACCAGCCTGCAGCAGTTATACTAGCAGCATACCCTATACCGTGAGCTTTCCGTGTTTGATTATGAGCATCCACCTTCCCCTGCGCACCTGCGGGGGTTTCATGCCCCGAATGAGGCGCGGCGGCATCTATGTGGTTCTTCGCCGCCGCCAATGTCGTGTCCGGTGCGTCGTACCAGTTTGTTTTACCGGTGATGGCCTTTATCCGATTTACCACCCATGATAACAGTTGTGTAAGTGTTCCGGTCGAACCTATCGGTGCCTGTGTTTGGTCGGCTGTACGGTTACCGATTTTGGTGTCAGTTACAGAGCCGTCAGGGTGGTCTAGCACAGCATTAGCCGAATGTGCAACAAGTGCATCAGCGTTCCCTTTTACAGTTTCGGTAGTTCTGTTTACACCTGCTAAATCATCAATACTATTTTCAATAGCATCTAATCTCGTTTTTACATCTGCTTTGTCTCCTTTAGGGTTAGTCCCTAGTTCAGTCTCTATCGCAGTAATTTCATACTGCAAAGCATTAACATGATCTGCCATTACATCATCTACACCATCCTGCTTAACGGTAAAAGTTTTTATCGCATTAGGATAACTTGCGGACATCATCTTTCACCTCTATTCGTTTGAATCACCTTCAACCTGCAATTCAAAAGTATTATTATCTTTTGCTGCTGCTCCTGCCTGAACAACTCTTTTTATCCATATTGCTACCCATTTACCCGGACCTATTTCACCCACATTGTTACCTTCTCCTGTCAAATCAAAACCATTTGCTTTATCAGTCGGTTTAGCAAATGTTATACCTGTTGGAGATGTACCTTCATTTGCTACGGTCTGAACTGCGTCGCCTACAGGGGTTTCAACTCCTATTTCGACTTCATCATTAGGAGAAGTGGTATTCGACAATATCCAGATTTTAGACGCTTTTAAAGTCAACGAAACATTAGTATTTTTTACGGCTATACATCTATATTCGGTATCTCCTACGGCCGATTCATCGCCTGTTACATCATCAAATATATTGTTAAGCTCTCCGCTAGGTATTTCGCTTGAGCTTATTACTCCGCCCAAACTTGCATTAGGATCGGTGTTTGTTGCACCACCCGTTAAGTAAAATTTTATTTCGGAAGCCAAAATAGGCATGTTTCATGCCTCCTTTTTATTTAAATTCTTGAATTAAATCTCTATAAATCAAATCTCCCATGAAGCCTTGGCAAATAATGGCCTCGTATCTGCTATGATTGCTCTCATTTCTCTGCGCCATGCTTCTTCCTGCTGTTTTTCAAGCCTTTCGTTATGCCTCTCCATTTCACGCCATATCTCATAGCCCCGATTACGTATATCGCCCTGTCTTAATATTATTTCAACCCTTGCATCTAATTGATTATAAGGGATAGTAGCGCAATGAGTATAACCTTTGTTTTCAAGCGAATGGATTTCATATTTTTGCGTTTTTGTGTTAAAAACTATAAATATGGATTTGTCGTACTGCCTTACCCTTCGTGAAATGTTATAGGTATCTGAAAACACCGGTATTAAATGTTTTAAATGCCCTATTCTTAATCGAATTTCTTTTTCATAAGAAGTCATAAAACCTCTCTCCCTTTTTAATAAAAAACCGGAAGGAAAATTATTTCCTTCCGGTTATACTAACCATCAAAATTAGTGTTCTACTATGCCTGTCCACTGAACCTGGCCTCTTAATCTGCTGCATCCGATGTCGCAGTATTTAACTAAAGTTGCTTCCCAGATTGGCTTACCGGCTACTCTTGTAAGTATTCCACCGTCTTCATCAAGCCAATCCCAGTCGCCTATTTCGTATAAATTCCAGTCGTTTGTATTCAGGCCATACATTGTCCCTTCAGGCATAAACCTATCAGCTACCAATGGCAGACCATTAAATTCTGGAGCTTTAAATCCTCCTTTGATTTCAATGGTATTTACCATTCTCTTTAATGAAGACATCAAATAATAATAAGCTCTCCTTACGCCATAAGACGCAACAAGGAAATTAACCGGTTCTCCTGTTGCTATTTCGACCTCATCTAAACCTTCCTGCATTTTAAGTTCGTCAAGCTCTCCGTTTATTGCTATTGTGTTTGCCCTAAACCATTTATAGGTATTGGCTCTATCAATTCCGTAAATTGTGCCGAAATTGGTATGATCAAATACTTTTTTAAGCCCTGTAAGCTCTAAACCGTAAGCCCCGGAAGTTACAATCATATCAGTTGCTGCTGCAACAGTAACAGCAGAACTAATAGTTATAACTTTTGTTGTTCTGTCTATAGCTTCTATCACCAGCCCAGTTGCTCCAGATACAGGAGTACCGTCTGCTTTTGCTACAAAGTCAATTATCATACCTTCCATGAGATATTGAACATTGTCTACAGTTACATTTGCGGAAGATGTTGCATCTGCTGCTACTTCTGCAAGCTTGCCTGTTCCATCTCCTACTACCTGCCTTGACAATTGAAGTTTTGCATCGGCAAGAAGATCTTCAAGTTGTGCATCAAGCTGGTTTACAAAAGACCCTTTTCTGTTTCTGGAGGCTTTCATCAATTTGTCTGTAAGCTGAAGCCTTGCATAAAGGTTTTTTGTTTCCCATTCGGCCTGTTTATATTGCCTTGCATAAGGAGTTGGAAGGTCACCGTCTTCTGTTCTGCTGGCTACTCCACCGGATACGCCATATTTCAAAGGCATTTTTACTTTTGTACCTGAAACATCTTTACTGTTCCTTTCAAACTGCGCAAGAATAGCGCAGGGTTTAACATTAAGCTGATATTTAATGGCATCAAGGTAATAGGTTTTTAACGCCTCAGCGGCGGTTGTCATTGTTTCGTATGCCATTATTTATCACTCTCCTTTTATTATTGTTTTTTGTTTATGAGCCTAAAAGTTTTCTAAACATAGAGGAAGCCTCTTTTATTGTTTTAGGCTTATTAGGTGGAGATACCGGCGGTGGACCGCCCTTTTTGGTGATCGTTGCCGGTGGCCTGTTCTTTTCAAGAGACTGCAAATACTCTTGGATTATCTTTTGTTTTGTTTCTTCATCGATTTCAATTTCTTTTTCGGCCTTTGTGTTTGTTTCTTTGGTGTCTGTTTCTTTCTTAGTTTCTTCTGTTTTGGTTTCTTTGCTGGCCTTTATTGCTTCATAGGCTGTTATATAAGGATTTTTGCCTTTTTCAAAAGCTTCATTTATAACAGATTGATTTTTGTTAAGGTAATCGTTTATCTCCGGAGATATTTCCTGTATTTCTTTTTGGGTTAACCCGGTTTCTTTAACAAACTCATTCGCCCAGTTCATAAATTGAATTTCTACATTTTGTTCTGGGCTGGCTTCTGCCTTTTGGTCAACATTTTCTTTAGTTTCTTTATTGCCTGTATTTTTAATTGTTTCTTCAAATTCTTTTAACTTTTTCTCTATTCTTTTGCTCAAATCCATTTCATACATCTTATCTATAAACGCCTGCGGATCTTCGTAAAGCAAATCAAGAAGTTCTTCTTTTTGTTTTTCTTTATCTTCTTCAGACATTTCATTTCCTTCTTCGTCTTTCTGGTTATTCAGCCCCTCTACGAGCTGAGCCATTTGTTCAACTTTGTTTGTTAATTCTTCGATTTTTCTTTTACTTTCCGCAAGCTCCTGAAAATTTTGAGTTAACTTTTTTTCTACTTCTGAATAACTTTTAGCCATTTTCTTTTCATTTTCATTTGCGTTCTCCGGATCAAAACCAAATTTTTTTAAAACATTTGCTATTTTTTCTTCTATCTCACCTTTACCTTTTTCATCTTCTTTTTGTTCTTGTTCTTTGCTCTTTGCATCATTATCTTTTGCCTCGGTTTCTTGAATTTCTGTTTTGTTTTCTTCGGCACCGGTTTCCTGTTCACCCTTTTCTGTCTCATTTTCTTCTTCTAAGTCTTCATTTTCCTGTTCTTCTTCAAGTTTAAGTAAAGGGTTTTCAGGAATTTCCTTGGTGTTATCGAAGAATCTTTCAAATGACATAATTTAATACCTCCTAATATTTTTTAATATTTTCTACGCCGGTTGTCCTGCCTGAGGGGCCGGCAGTATTGGCTGTTCGCCTGCTTGTTGTTGTTGAACTAAAAATTGCTGTGCCTGCATTTGCAGTTTTATGATATGCTGCTCAATATGAGCAGCAAAAATCTGTTCAAAATAGACGCCGTTAGGCCCGTTTATTAATTCTTCATAATCAGTTGTGAGCCTGAAACGGTTATGTCTTTGAATATGAATTGCATCATCATCATAATCCGCTATACCTACAAACTGACCCTGCATCAACATCTGATTTTCTCTTTCTGCCCGGCTTATCTGTAACTGTTCCATATCATCATATGATTCCCAGTTGCCCATTTCAAGGAGTTCAAACACTTTGTTTCTACCTTCTCTTGTAAGCCTTCCTGTTTCTGGGTCGTTATAAAGCCCTGCACTCAATAAATCAAATACCATCTGTCTTCTTTGGGCTGGTGATTCTGTAAGCGCCGCAATATTTTCAATAATAATATCTTCGCTTCGTAAATCATTTCTATCCCAGTGTATTGCCTGGACTTCATCATCATTATCAACATAACGGGTAACTCGTTTGTAATTTACAAACTGCTTATAAAGACGTAACGTCATTTTTCCGTTTTTGATCGTTGCATCAATAATATTTTCAACTGTCCTTGAAAGTCTTGTATCGTCCTGTTCTAAAGCTATTTGAAGCGCTATGCCGGAATTTATTCCTGTCGGCGCATCGCTGTTTCGTGATATTTCCGATACACCTGAAATCCTTGAAAAATCATCAAGGCATTTTACTTCTTCTTCCCTTAACGAAACAGGAAGTTCGGGGAATTTTATATATTCAGGATATTTCGTTGCCCCTTTGTTAACTTCAAATATCTTACCAGGGGCTGCTGCGTCTTCTTCTAAATCATCTATGTCAACGGTATCTTTTTCTACTACCATCTGTCCTACGGTAACTCTTTCAATGTATTCGGCTATACGGTTTTTAATTTTGTTATATCTCCTCTGAACAGGGATAAGCCTTTCCAGAACAGTAGTTCCCCAAAAACAGCCGGGCCGTCGCAAACATATCTGTTTTGTTATAGGAAAATCCCTTTTGCCGTCTTCGCCTACTGCATAAGGCAAATCGCCAGCGTATAACAATACGTTATTGGCAACTATAATAAGACGGCCGTTAGGATATTTTTTTGACGGTCTTTCCATGTATTCTTTAACAATGGCATGGTCTTTTTTCTTTTTAACTCCCCGCATATAACTACCGCTGCCTGAAACCAAACTACCGTTGCCAAATTTTGTTTTCTCAAGTTCTAATACATTAACGTCTTCAGGATCGACGTCTTTCCCCCATGTTTCTTTGATTTCCTGCACGTGCATCGGTTTTGCATGTATAATTGACCTCTGCTCCTCCAAATCCTCAATCCATGAAGATTCGGGAAATATCTCATATGGAGGCACTTCAAACTGTTCTACATCGCCTTCTCGTATTTCCTGGCCAGTTTGAATATCAATTACGCCTAATGTTTTTCCTTTTTCCGGATTCCATGCATGTTTCCAGAAAACTGTCCCGGTAAGTTCTGCCCACGTATTTGCTGAATCCTGTTTTTCTTTTAGATTAAGACTTTTACGGGTGGAACGAAGCAGTTTTGTAGATACTTTCGCAGCACTGACGTCTTCCATTTGGTTTGTAGCCGGCCTGACCTTGAGTATCGGCCTCATTCTGCTTAATTTTGCAAGCCTTGTATCAATGAGTGGCGCTGTTTGATTAAAGACCTCTCTTTCCTGCCACCAATAAGCTAACGGCTGTTCTTCTACGGCATTGCTAACAGTATTGATTTTTACAAACTGATTTCCTACATAAAATTCAATATTTAACTGCCATTGAAGCTCAAACGGCCTGCGTTCTTCTTTTCTGCGTTCAAATTCATTGTTTACAAGCTTAATCAAATCTTCGGCATATTCGGGCTTATCGCTGCCCGTAAATGTAAATTCTTCTCTCAAATCCTGATTATTGCTTTCCTTTATACCAATAACATCTTTTATCTTTTGAATTGACGCATTAATCATATCGGTAATCATTATTCATCACCGCCCGTATCACCTCCTGAAAGCTCGCTTGAAAATTTTTCAAGGCCTTTCAAAAGGTAATTTCTGCGCTTGGATTTTATTTGTCGTTGATTTTTAGTGTTATTGCTGTATTCGGTCAAATCTCTTGCCATGATCCTGTTGTATAGGTCCTGTCTCTCCTTCCAGTGCATTAGTTCTCTGACAATAAAAATAATAAAAAATGCTATAGATAAAAACAGATAATATATAAATAGTTTTTCAATCATAGCATCACTTCTTTTCTTCTTGAATAGCTGCCCCTGATTCGCTTGTTTCCATCTGCTTTTCTTTTACTTCTGTTGTCGATTTCTTTTTTTCTGCCTTTTTTCTCTTTTTGGGAGGATCTAATACCTTTTGACAGCTATCGACTATATTTTTTAGGCAGTCGGGGCATATTTTAAACCATAACGAAGGGTGCCCGTCTGGTATCCCTATGGCGTATTTGGCCTGATTTCTGCACCCGAAAATCTCGCAAGGAACGTTTTTAAAATTAATCTCAAATGCTTTTGGCTTGGCCATAAAATTTCCCTCCTGTCGTTTAATACAATCGGCCAAAAACAAAAAAGACAAAGGCGTTGAGTTTAAACTTTATGCCAATGCCTTTTTAATAGCTATTACTTTTTAATCAAAATTTTAACTTTCCGCCATCAACCCAGCCGCTTTTAGTTTTGCTAATAGTGCGTTGAAATCTGCCACGATTGTTGCTACATCTGCCGCTGTTGAATCGGCTTGATATGCTGCTACCCTGTTTTGAAGGTTTTGAACGTCCGTTTGAAGGTTTTGGATATTTGTTTGAGCTGTTTCAACATCTGTTTGAAGGCTTTGAATATTTGTTCCTATTTCAATTTCTTTTGCTACCGGACACATTTTATTGATTCTTTCTTTTTGAGCGTTTGTAATTGCCATGAAATTACCTCCTTTTTAAAATTTTAATTTACTTTCTATTCATCGACTTTTTCATAAGTCAATGCAAAAACATCCGGTTTACATGGATAAAATTCGCCTTTCACGCCTTTAATGATATAATCACCAGGACATACAATATGAAAACCTTCAAGTGTTTTACACTTTCCATGTTGGCTAGCCTTATATCCACATTTTTTGCAAATCCATTCCTCATCACTGTCAATCATTTGTATCGGTGCTTCTGGAACATCTCCATTTTTAAACCATTGCTCGGCTTCAATGAGAACAGGTTTTTTACGATATTTTTTCACGCATTTTCACCTCCTACTTTTTGTTCTTATGTTTAAAATACTCTATCTGTCTAAGCCTTTTTTCTGCTTCTTCTCTTGTATCGTAAGCCTTTGACAATCGTTTTCCTTTTTCACTGAAAACATAATATTTGCCCATGACTTTGCGAATCATAGCCGGCTCATCTCCTTTGTAAGCATCTCTACTATAAATATCATCTTTTGCGAACCTAAAATCCTAATACCCCATGACCGCTCTCTTTCTAATCATTTTCCGCTTCTTAACAAGTTTTTCTTTATGTCGCTGCATTCTGCTTTTTCCCTCTTTTGGCGGTTTGGACTGTTTTGTATGCCATGAAATAAGCCCGTATCCGGAGCTATCGAAAACATTGTCGATACTCGGGTCATCTGCAACCTTTTCGAGGTCATTTTCATCGGCAATAAGCTGCGGTAATGTTTCTATCAATTTCGTGCAGGTATCGAATATCTGCACCTTCGCTATTTTTCGGTCCGGAAATTCCGGATGTGGAAAAGGCTTCAAGTATTCATGCCAGGTTGCGGCCCTCAATTTCCGGTCCGTATTGGCCGGAACAAATCCCCATGACTTCGGTATTCCGCCCTCGTAATAATAATCAACATATGATTTCCCTGTTTCTCTGCTCTTGTTGAAAGCGTCAAGACCTGCAACGATATAATCTATTTTTTCGTATTTCTCTACTTCTCGGCCGTCTTCAACTTCAATGTATTTTGACAGCTCGGCAACTTTTGCACCCTGGTCAGAATAAAAAACTTTCGGGTCTGATTCCTCCCGGGTATATTCCCTGTAAATATATACAATCCCATCGGGACTAACGGCAAACCAGTGCCATGCGAAGGGATTCGCATATCCAGGATCATGACCTATCCACCGTTTCCACCATTGAGGTATCACAAAAGGCGTAACAACATGTATCTGCCTGCTGAACTCGCTGAATACCTGCCCCTCAAAAGCGTCCCAGTCGCCTTCAAGAAGCATTTTTCGGATATGAACCGGTTGGTTTTCAAGATTTCTACGGTATCCCGGGTCTCGCTTCTCAAGGACTTGGTTGTCGCTGAGTTTTGCGGGGATAAATATATGATCTTCAAACTTTCCAGGTTCGACTTCGACACGATGAACCTTTTCGAGTTCGCCGCACGCAACAAACTCCTTCTTGAACCAGTTGTGCCCGATATTCCCGGGGTTTGTAGCTATAGCCATGAAGGGCACTATTCCGGGAACTGTGGCTCTGTTTCTAGTGGCCATGTAGCGGTATTGGTCTCTGGTGAACTGCGTGCCTTCATCGAATAGAATCACGTCAAACTGGGCTGACTGATAATTGTAAACGTCTTGTGGTCTTTGCAGGTGGCAGAACTGAAGAATTGAACCGTTTGGAAAAGTCCATCTGTGCTTTGTTCCGTTCCACTTGCACCAGCTGGCCAGAAATTCTCTGCTTCGGTCTATTGCACCGCCTGCGCCTTCTAATTGCGTGAATTTTCGCCGGAAATAGCCGACTTTGCATCCCGGAAAGGTTACACAGGCTATTATGCCGGCCATGAGGAGTGCGTCTGATTTTCCTAGCCACCCCCTGCTGCGCCACCGTAACCTATCACTTTGGCGACAGGGGGTCTGGGCTCACCTCCGTCAAACGGGTATGAAAGACCGCATGCACGCAAAAATGTCATCTGTCGTGGCTGTTTCTCCCATTCGAGCTGTATTGTTTTGACTGTTTTTTGGCGGGGCGGAAATTGTGTTTTGGCCATGAGTACATCAGTCCTTTGTATCAAGCCTTGAGAATTTGGTTTTTGGGTGAATATTCTGTATTGTATACATGTATACCTTTTATTATTTATTTATGTACTGTACTAGTACTAGTACAGTACATAGTACGTACACAGACAGACCGCCATATAAGAGATATAAGAGAGATATATATAATATATAGAAGTATGAAGTATGAAGGCTGCTATTCTGCCCTGTTTTGCTCATTCTGCTTTCTCATTTCCCGTGCTATCTGTATCACCGCTTCCTGCAACCTCTTTCGGCCTGACGAATTGTATCTGTATTGCTCCTCCGCCTTCGCCGCTGATCTGTGTTTTGTCTGTGAACATTGCAAGATGTCTGCCTAACAGCTCCAGGGCTTTCAGTTTGTCGTGTAATTTGACCTTATGACTTTTGCCTTTTCTGCTTTGATTCATATATACTTCACTTAGAACCGTTCCGTCTACCTTGCTGCTTTCTTTGATCGTCAACCCGTCCGGGCCGAATTCAACGAAATCGGTTAAATCGGAAAAGGCTATTTTGGCCAGCTCTCTAAGCACTCTTTCCTGTGTGATCTCTGTTTTCTTCTCTCTTTCTCGCATTTTTGCCTCTATCGCTTCCTTGATTTTAGGTTTGTTTAGGTTTTCATGTCCAATGATATAGGCAGTTTTTTTGCTGTATCCTGCCCTCAAGGCGGCCTGGGTAGCGTTCAGGTCAACAAGATATTCTTCCACGAATCTTTTCTGTTTTCGTGTCAGTTTTTTTACGCCCATCTTATCACCGCCTTCTATTCTCCTCTGTTTTCTCCATGTTCCCTGCTCTGTTCTCTACCCTATCCTTCTCTCCATTCTTTCATTACCACATCAAACAACCTTTAATCCCTTTTCTTCCCTCACTCGTCCAAAAAGAAAAAACAAAATCACAAAATACAAAAAAGAAAAACGACTGCGATCACACGCAGCCGCCAACCAGAAAGAAGGTCGAAAAACAAATATATATACAAAGGGGGGTCGTTGAAGGAGGTCTTTCTACACCTGTTTCATCGTTCTTCTATTCTATATTATACATGCTTTTCCTGTCCTTTTTTTGTCATTTTTTTGTCATATATAAAAACAATACGTTCCATTGCTGGAGTTGGCATACAAACCACCCCCTTTTTCTTTTCTACGATGTCTTGCTTTGTGATTTTCTTTCCTACCTCCAACCCCTCTTCCTCGCAACCGTATACACAATTGCCCTACGCCACCTCTGCAGCGTGCTTTCGCTCACATGAAACTCACCGGCCATATAATACTTCGGAGGAAATCCCTTGAAATACGTCTTTTCCATAACTTCCTTCAACCTATCATCAACAGTAGTATATGTATCCTCTATGGCCTGGATCATTGCTTTCATTTCCTGCAATAGCCTGTTTTCCGCAAGCAGTGTTCCTTTTATTTCTGTTTCGCTTTCTTTGTATCCGTTTTTGTTTCCTGATCCTGCGGCCGCTGTTATTCCTTCTCTCTGCGTACCGTGTATAATTTCATCTATCTTCTCTTGCAAAAACTTCTTGGTAGCCTGATATTCACATAATTCCGCTTCGATATGAGCGAATGTAGCCCGTTTCAACTTCATAGCCCCAACCTCCCACATCAACAACTTTGAAATGAGGAATTTTTTTGCCCTGTTTATGCTTGCATTTTTTGCCCCAAAAAACTTTACATTTATCAAAATATTCGCAATTCATGCATTCATTTTCTCGTTCAATTTGATATTTTGCTTTTTTCCTTTTTCCTTTTGTTTTGTTTCTGCTGTTCTTCCCTAAAAAACTTTTTCCCCTACCCATATTTGGTCCCTCCTTTACTTCTTAAAACAAAATTAAAGTAAATTTTCTTTGGCAATTTTAAAAATAAATATTCCGAAAACAGCAAGTATGCTGTATATAAATGCTACCAAAATCCATCGAGGAATAGTTAATATCAATCCCCCGATTCCCGCGCTGGTTATAAATATTCCTGCAAATAATAGAATCCATGATTTTATATTTCTCATTCTTTTTCCTCCTTTCTAATCTTGTTTATATTTCGCAGTCTCTCAATTACTTTTTCAGATAAGTTTATATTTGTAAATTCATCTTCTGAAATAAAAACAGTATGGTAGGAAGGCATGTCCTGCATTGCAAACATATTAATGGCAAAATTTGCGGCATCTTTAAGTTCATATATATTTATTTTCCCGGTATGCAACCATAACCTCATAGTTTCGACTATAGTATGAAATATTGGGTCATTATAATACCGTTCTTTTTGTTTTTCAAAATTCATTCTTCTATCCTCCCTTCGTTCCTGTTTCCTGCTTTTATTTTTTTAATTACCTTTTTTTGTATTTTTGTCAATCCTTCATCGTTGTTTCCGTTCAACAGAATATGTCCGATTTTCGCAAGAACGAAAGCGTCTGCTTCATCATCAGTTTCAAATTCCACACCCCACCGTTTAAATATTTCCAGCATAATAAACTCTTTTTTTGCGTTGCCCTTCCCCGTAGCAAACTGTTTCAACTGTGTAGGAGCCACAATAACGATTTGCGGCACCGGATCAACTTCTTTCAAAAAAGCTCTTTTCAGTATTCCGACCAGCTCCGCTGTGGTAACTATTTTTTTTGACGCAAATCCGTATCCCTCTATCACAACTATGTCGCAATTAAACCGTTTATACAGTTGTAGAATTTTTTCTTCAATGTCTAACGCCCGAAATAATCCCTCTTTTTTACTTGTTATCGTCTGATTGAAAATCAAACTCCCGTCCTTTATTACTGCAACACCCGTTCCTGTTACTTTTGGGTCTATGCCCATCACAACTTTTGAATTGTCCGTTATTATAATGTTTCTGGTTTTCATTTTTTCTTTTTTCTCCTTTCATTTTTGCTACTTTCGCTTTCTTTCAATATCTTAACCTCGCCTGTAGCAATATCAACCTTCTGCACCGATTCTTTGTACTGGCCTATCTTAAACAATATATAATGTTTGTATATTTTAATTACTGTAGCTCTTTCTATTCTTCCGTTTTTACATCCCTGACTAAGTCGAGGAGCAAATTTTAATATAACTTTTTCACCCGGGACATATTTTTCGATTTCATTAAACTTTGTCTGAAGTATTATTTTATTTGTTGTTTTTTTATTTTCTGCATTTTTAAAGGATAGTGCTTTCATTTTCAAAACCGATCCTTTCATTTTATAATTTTTTATAAATCAAACGATTGTTGATAGATATTATGTTTGTTTTTTTGTTTTTGTTGTTCACAAAATACTTTCTTTTTTGTTTCAAATACTTTTTGCAATTTTTCTATTACCTCTTTATCGTTAATCATTTGTCCGATAGATGATATAGCAAAAAGACAGTTGATGGAATCTTTTAATTCAGCAGGTGCCCTTGTCATAGCATTTTTGAATTTTTCCCATTTATCGGTTTCTATGTTTCCCTGTGTTATTTTTATTTTGTGATTTTTTCTTTCAACGTTAGCCCCATTACGTCTCAATATTTTTAACAACTCAAGAGTTTGTTTATATTTTTTACCTTCCAGCCTATTTGCGTTATAAAAAACATGATCCCATAAATCTTCGTTTATTTTTACTACTTTTTTTTCTTCTTTTTTTTGTAATAATGGTTGCCGTGGTGATTGTTTGATATTAGATTTAATAAGTATATTCCTGTATCGGCTCAAAGCTTTCATCTCCTTTTTTAAGATTCGTTCACCCTTATCGTCTCAACAAAATTAACTTTTCCCGGATTAACTATTACCTGATTTCCGTCTGCCAGATAAAGCACCATCCACGTTTTAAACAAAATTCTTGTTACATTTTCAAAGTTTTTAGTTTTGTCGTTATCAAAATAAAATTTAATTGTTACAGGAGGGTCAAAAACTTCCATGCCTATACCTCTTTCTTTTTGGCTTTTTTATACAGTGCATCAAGTTTTGCACGCAAAGCATATATTTCATATACCGCCACCCTGATAAATTCAGGATCTTCAGCATAATTTAAATTCTGCTCTGCCTGTTTAAGCTGTTCCTGTGTTTTTGTTATTTGACGTTTCAATATATCATTTGCACTTGACGCATCAAACTTCATCTTCCTCACTCTCCTCATCCAAAAGGATCACACCCATAGCAGCATAATTAATAATATCAATCAAAGTGTCTCTGGTGCTTTCAAAATTAGGTTCTCTGCCTGAATCTACAATATTTTTTAATCTATACCATTTATCTCCCAGTCTGATTAAAACACCCTGCAATCCTGCCCATCGCCAATTTTCTTCGCCATAGTCTTGATTCTTTTTAACAAACAAGTTATGAGCTTCGTTCAATATACGAAACAATTTTTTGCTAGAACTTACCCGTACTGCCAAAGCCACCGCTTCCCCTTTCTGTTTCTGATAGTTCTACTGCTTCTTCTAATTCTGTTTTTAAAATTGGTAATATAACTAATTGAGCAATCCTCTCATAAGGCTGTATTTCTACCGGCTCAATCCCTAAATTAATCAAGGTAACCTTAATTTCTCCTCTGTAAGTTGCATCTATTGTCCCATACATCGCTACCAGCCCTTTCTTGGCCAGTCCGCTTCTCGGCCTTACATCCCCGACATATCCAGGGGGAATCTCAATTGCTATGCCTACCGATATGGTTTTTCTCATCATTGAATGAAACCGTATAGGCTCTGCTATTCGCGCTCTTAAATCCCATCCGGCGTCTTCTGAGTATTTTTTATAAGGCCGGCATTTTGGATCAAATATTTTGATTTTCATTGTCATCTCACTCCCTTATATTGATTTATATGATTTAGATATTTTAAAAAAAGGCAGTTCCTTACATTGAAATCCTGCTGCTCCTTTATGCCCTCCGCCTCCGTATTTTTTAGCAATTTCTGATACGTCAATTTCTGGTTTTTTGGTATACAGTGATATTGTCCATTGTTTGCCATCAAACACAAACGGCATCATAATATCATAGTCTTCTGTAACTGTATCGAATAATTGAGATGATACTGACCCAGCATTACAGGCTATCGCTTTGTATCCCTCAAACTCTGTCCAGAATGCCCATGATTTGATTAATTCAGCATAATAATTATCTCTGTACTGTATTGCTATTTTACCTTTTGATATTTCTTCTTCAGGATAATATGACCTATCCAGCCATTTCTCCCAGTTTTGAGATTCAGGTTTTGTATCATATAACCTTATTCCTGATTGCAAATATTTTGTATCATCCCCGTATACGAAAGCCCATATGTCATAATCGCCTAACAATTTAACTACGGGCGGTGTTATGGTACCTGGATAGAAAAACGCCCATGTTAGTACACATCCTGCAATGCCGTCTCGCCTCATACCAGCCAAATTCAAGTTATCATATTTTTCAATAGCTGTCTTGTGATGGTCAATCCAAATAATGCTATCTGTTATCTTCATTAACCTTTCAAATTCGCCAAGTTTTTGTAACGAAAAATCAACAATAATAATAGTTTCGTTTGGGCGTATCTTGTCAAATGGAAATTCGTCCTTGTAGTTGATAGGGATAAATTCACATTCTTGCCCTGTTTCTTTTGTAAAATCCCTATCCCTTTTATAAAACTTGTAGACAATAGCCCCTGCGCATTTTCCGTCCATATCATTGTGATAAAAGCATTTCATTTTTTATCAAACCTCCAATTTATTTTTTATTATAAATACCCTTCCCCCAGGGGGTCATTGACATATTAAGTTAGATTATGGTTAGATTTTTGCAAATCATATCTAACCCTTGATAGTTCTGGGTTTGTGCCTGTGAATAAATCTGTGGTTCAATTGTGGATAATTTTTTGAACCATTTTCTAACCACTTTTTAACCACTTTCTATATATTGATATAATAGGCTTTGTTCCCCCCTACTGGGGGGTGCCGGTTCAAAAGTTAGTACGGATTTTATATATACATATATTTTTTTGTTTTTTAGAGAAGATTGTTTATAAATATGTTTAGATATAAACATGTTTGTTGTATATTTTTATGAAAGTTTTTAACCTATTTCTTTCTAACTTTTGAACCAAAGTTCTAGAATCTTTATATATCAAGGATTTCAGCGGTTAGTACTTGGTTCAAAATAGGTTCAAAAGTTCAAAATTTTAGTTAGTTAAAGTGAACGTTGGTGTTTGTTCCATGGTTTTTTCTAAAATTACATCAACAATTTCATTAAACGTATCAGGGGCTTTAGTTAAATCTATTACATAAGAATATCTTGTTGTTTTTCCAAATTTAACATTCTTTTTGCCGTTGTAGTAAGGTTCATCCTGAAGATATTTTGAAATTGATTGTTTATCAAAAGGCTGATTTCCTGTTTTTTTTCGATAATATACTGACCATGTATTGTAAATACCGTTAAACCAAATATACATGGTATTATTTACGTCATCAATTTTGATTTCGTTATCAGTAATTTCATTCTTAGCTACAAGATAAATTACATCTTCCCAGAACATATTTAACATATGTTCTTGTTCGCCGGTGATCTTAATATCCTGACATGTTTCAAACACCCACCTGATAAAATCTTCATCCTGAAGTATTGTAGACTCAAAAGCCGCTGCGCATATAGCCCAGTTTTCGGCAGTCCTGTCCGTTATATCTGCTTCAACTAAAACCTCTTTAAGTTCCTGAATGTTTTCCAAGATTCTGTCTTTATACTTGTCGTAATTTTTGATTAGATGGTAAGTAAAATTTGAAAACTGATAACAGTATTTATTGAACCAATCAAACCATGTCCGGTCCCTTTTATAAGCTGATATTTGAATCGGGATGCATCTTGTAAACAATCCATTATCCTTCGGTAATTCCTCGCCTGATATTGCAATGGCTGCATTTACCGCATATCCCCGGGCCTGAAATGCTGTGGCTGTTCCCTTGCCTGACAGCTGTCGGTTATATGCGCTTCTAAAAAACCCGTCTTTTTGTGTGATTTTCGTTTCATTTCTGTATTCGTCAAACCATACGCCAAGTGAGCTGAAATAACTGAGCGCCCTTGCTATAAAATTTTGAGAAGTCTCTGCAAGTCCGTAGCCTTCTGTTTCTACTCCGAAAAAAGACATCAGCCACCGCAAAAACGTTGACTTACCCGACATTCGCTTGCCATGTGGGAATAAAATAGGAAAGCATTTATAATGTTTGAAAATATCATCGCTGAATATCGTTGCTACAACCCAACCGAGGCCCATATATGCTTCGTATCCTCCAATCGTCTGCTTTAATTTCAGCGCCACATCAACTATGTTTATTTCCTGTTCGCACAAGGAAGGAATAGCATCTTCAATAGGTTCGCCCCTGGGATTAATCTGTAAAGACTGCGGCTTGTATCCTTTCCCGTCAATCCAAATAATACCGTCATTATCCGGCCTGTAAACCTTTCCGCCTTTTATGGCCATGTTTCCGAATAACCATAAATCGTCTTCAATCCTGCCTATCTTTTCAGGCATATAAATCAATTCTCCCGAATCTCTTAAAAACTCCGATTCCCATATATTGAGCAGGTCTTCTGTTCTGCCTTTAAAAAGATAATTCCCTTTACTGAAACAGAATTTCTTAAACTCATTTAATCCGGCCATGTCTGAAGGATGCAGGGGAAACACGTCCGATTTTTCGCCGTATTCATTGACAAATTCAACGTTTCTAACCACGCCATCGGGAGTGTAAAAACTAGATTTAATGTTAATGACAAAATTAGAAATAGTTTCTTCGTAATCGCCTTTTTGGCTGGTTCTGACGGCAACGTATTTATTAAATTCTCTCCTTATATTCGTTTTTGCGAAGTATTTGCTAACCTTGCGCCTTACGACTTTTAATGCTTCCCCTTCAAGACCTGCTAAAAACTCCGAATACGTTTTTGCTGATGCAATAACCCTTTCAATATCTTTTCTTGTCCTTCCCTGTGCTAGTGCCATATCAAAATCTATTTTTCCGTTTTCACGCCATGCTGAAGGGAGCATGCCTATATGGGTGATAAACCCTGCCCTGTTTAACTTCCATGCCATTATGTATGCCCAGAACAAGGTATCGTACCTATCCTCGGCTTTTTCCTTAAAATTCGGATAAGCAGGATTCCCTTTTTCTTCGTTATCATAAATGATTGTTATTTTCTTAATTTCAAACTCTTTTAATAGATTTACAAACCTATCAAAATGCTTTCCGCTAAAACTGCTTATCCCCGGAATGGCCATCGCAGGTATCCCCCATTGCCATAATGCGGCGGCCTTAAACTCTCCTTCCGTTAATACTATATGTTCGGGCTTGTCTTTCAGCATGAAACGGCAGTATGGCTGTGGAGGAATACCATGAAATCCTAACTTATGCGGCCTTAAATGATATACATTTCCGTTTTCATCTATATAAGGAATAATTATTCGCTTATCTAAAAGCTGGCTGTTCGGTGTAATAGTTCCGTTTGTTTCTACCACAATTCCTGATTCGATGAGTTCCTGCTCGGAATATTCTCTAATAAGTTGATTCGTTATTTTTGATATATACGGGCCCCCTGAAACAAACCTGAAAGTATTTATAGTATCATCGGAAAAACCTCGTTTTTTCTTTAAAGATTTCTTATCTTCTTCAGTTAATGTTGCAAGTTCTATGTATCTTTGATATACGGATTTTTTATTTTGTGGTTCTTGTATCTTTGATTCTTGTATCTTTGGTTCTTGCATCTTTGGTTCTTGCATTGTTGTTTCTTTTTTTTCTGTTTTTTCTGTCATTCACAACACCTCACGGGTGAAAATAAGCAAAATGATTATTCAAACAATACAATTTGATTAGGATTGCTTTTCGGTGGCTGGTATATCCACCAATTCATTACATCTTCGGCATCAGTCCATATTTCTTTTTTCCCGTGCTCTCTCCTATACCGTAACATCCTTTCAAAAGCTCTTATGTAGTTTGCTCTATATTTAGGCCAGCGTTTTAATTCCCATTCTCTTCGCTCTGGTTTGGCCATTGGACAGCCTATACAGCCTATACGTTTTATCCCTTCATCATATAAACTACAATATTTTAAATTTCGACTTTTAATATATTGCCAAACGTCAGCATCTTCCCAATCTATTATAGGGTTGAGAACAAACTTCCCCTTTAATTGACAATTTTCCATCATTCGGCGCATTTTATCATTATCATTGAAAAGTATTTTTTCTTTTGCTGTCCTTCCCATAAATTCAGCCAATCCTCTTGTTCTTTTTCTTTTTATGCTTTCTGCCCATCTTACTCCTGTTATACAAAACCTGCCTTCTCCACCGCGTTCTTTTAGATAACGACAGCAATATCTTTGCACCCTCGTAGGAGGTCCGCCATTCTCGATAATCAACTGCCACATTGTCTTTTTTGGTCTATCTATCTGTACGTCAGGATAATTTTCTCTGATAAAATATACCAGCTCTGGCGGGTCAACAGTAGTCAGGTTGTAATGGGCATCAAATTTTACGCCTGCTTCCTTAGCAAGATGATATATACATAAACTATCTTTGCCGCCGCTGAAGGCCAAATAATATCCTTCTGGCGGCTCGAATTCACGTATCCGCTCTATTGCTGTTTTGACCTTATCGATTTCACCGAACAAAGTAAGTTCTTTAAGCATTTTAATTACCCCTTTGAATTAAATCATTTTCAAAAACCGTGTATATTTCTAAACTTTTCTGGATATATATAAATTAGGTTAAATTTTTTAAAGTAGAATTGCAGCCATACAACTGCCCTGTCCCGATTTCTTCTTCGACCCTTTCCTTTAATGCTATGCCGTGGTTATATTTGCAGTTTTTTCTGCATCCTTCGCATCCTCGTAATTTGATAAAGGTTTGTTCTGATTTGTTCATATCCTTACTCCTTTCTGTATTGCTTTCAAATTCAATCCCTCAATCTTTCTTTCAGCAAACTGTATCTATCTGCAATCTTGTCATTCTTTACCGCAATTTTTAGCGCTCTTGGCTGATACACTAAATACAGCCTTTTCTTTGCCCTGGTAACCGCAGTATAAAGCAAATTTCTTTGTAACATAATGAAGTGAGATGTTGAACATATAACTATAGCAAAAGGAAATTCAGACCCCTGGGCTTTGTGAACCGTGCTTGCATATGCCAGACTTATTTCGTTCAGTTCATCTCTTTCGTATCTCACTATCTCGCCTTCCACATCAATATCAATTCCTGTTTTGTCTGCCCCTACTACAACCCCTATATCTCCGTTAAAAACCCCTTTCAAATAATTGTTTTTCTGAACCATCACCTTATCTCCAACTCTATATATCTCTTTTCCGTATTTAATCTCAGGCTTGCTGCCAGCAGGATTAACAATATTTCTGACCATTTCATTCAATGAATTAACCCCTAACAAACTTTTTTTCATCGGCGTCAATACCTGAAAATCCATGATTCCTACTTTTTCTTTTTGTAACTGTTCTACAATGTTTTTCACGATTCTTAATCCATCTTCAGGATCATCAAAAGCTATCGGTTTCAAATCATCGGTCTCGACTAATTCGGGAACAATTCCTTCTACGATTTGATGAGCTATATCTGCTATGGTTGAACCTACCGCCTGCCGGTAATTATATTTAAGCCTAATCGTAGGTATAACTCCCGACATGATGCAGTCTCTAAGCACCGACCCGGGGCCTACAGATGGGAGCTGTTCAACATCGCCGACCATAACAACCTGCATATCGTTTTCTACAGCATCAAACAAATATGAAGACAGCTCAATATCAGCCATGGAAAATTCATCAACAATAAGCAGCCCTGATGGCAAGGGATTGGCTGCATTATATTCAAATCCGCCTTCGGGATGATAATGAAGCAACCTGTGAATAGTTTTGGCTTCCATATCCGTAGATTCAGACAACCTTTTGGCCGCCCTTCCCGTAGGTGAAGCAAGATATATTACTGGGTATCTATGTATAGATTTGTAGATGTCTACTATAGCATTTGTTATGGTGGTTTTTCCTGTGCCCGGGCCTCCCGTGATAATACATACTGGAGAAGTTAAAGCTGTTTTAATGGCCAGTTTTTGCTGATCTGCATACCTGATTCCTAACCTGCCTTCAATCTGTTTTGTCAATCCATCTATATTTTTAATCTCTCTTTGTTTTTGTTGTTTTTGTTTTACCAGCATTTTTAGTCTTGTTGCCAGTTCGTACTCGTCCCGATATAATGAAGAATGATACACACAATTATTTTCTATCTTTACTTTTTCTTTTGCCGCTTGATTTTCGGCGGCTTTTTTTATGTCTTTTCCTGATACACCGCAGCCCCGGCCTAATAGCTCCTTTACTTTTTTAACCAGTATTTGCGGTGGCAAATACACATGTCCCTCATTAGCAGCTTCTTTTAAAGTAAATTCAACGGCCGCCTCTATTCTAAAAGGTGAATTAGGTTCAATGCCTGTGGCCTGCGCAATTCTATCGGCTGTTTTAAATCCTACTCCAAACATATCATCGGCCAGAATATAAGGATTTTCTTTAACTACCCTGATAGATTCATTACCGTATACCTTATATATTTTTGTTGCAAGTTTCGGAGTAATCCCCTGTTTGCATATCATAGATGTAAGTTCTGCTAATATTTTGTTTTCATGGAATTTAGAAATAATTTCTTCAGCCTGTTCAGGCTTAATAAAATCCAACTGTCTTAATTTATCAGGATCGTTTTTGATGATTTCTAACGTTGAATCCCCTAAAGCTTCAACGATTTTAGAAGCTTTAATGGGGCCTATCCCGTAAGCTATTGAAGAAAGATAATTTATAATCCCTATTCGTGTCTGCGGTAAAATTAATTCATATTCGGTAAAATGAAATTGCTGACCGTATTGAGGATGTTTCTTCCATACACCTGTAAATTTAAAAGTATCTCCTTCCCGGATATTCGACATATAACCTACTGCAATTGTATCGCCGTATAACTTTAATACACAGTAACCGTTTTTAGGATTGTGGAATATAACCGATTGGATTTCCTCCTGAATAGTCTCTATTTTGGGTTTTGCAATTGCTGATTCCTTCATGGTTCGGTTCGACCTCCTTTTTACTAATCACTATCAATCATATTTACAAAAGCTTTATATAGGGGCGAATATTCGCCCCTATATAATTACCCATTTCGCAAATCTGGCCGACCAGCTACAATTAGAAATTCATTTAATTGTTCTTTCATATCATTTATCGCATGTTTAATTGCTTCATCAAGATATCTTTTTATTTTCGGACACTGTATTTCAAAATGTGGTTTTTCATTTTCGGATTTAGGTTTAATTAATTTAAGCTCAATCTCGATTGTTTGTTTGTATTGACTTTCATTCAACAAACATAATTCAATTGATAATGTTTTGGGTAGTCTGGCCGAACCTTCGCCATCCTTTGCTTTAAACATAATCGTAATATTGTTATCGTCTTCATATTCATAATCTCCTGTTATCTGGGTTGCTATTTTCAACTTCTGGACACTTGCTAATAACGATTCATAATCTTTTAACTGACCATCGGGCAAACATTTTAAAAATTTTGTGAAATCTTTTTGCGATAATTGAGAGCCAAACAGATTGTACCATTGAGAAAAATCATACGACAAATCAAAATTGTATTTAACTACGTCCTGTAATCTATCAGTTACAGAATATTTCTAATAAATCACACATTCTGTAAGAATCTGCATAAGGAATGTATATATTGACGTTAAAAATACAATCTTCGCATAATTTCCTGTTGCCGAATATTGATTTTGTTTTTTTTGAATTTAACAACATGGGGCACTCCCATTCTTTGAACTCTTTCAAAATTTCAATCAACTTATCTTTTAACTGTTCAGCTTTTTCAAACCTTTCCATAATTTACGCCTCCCCTTCTTCTGCTCTATTTAACCTTTCCAATGCCTCTCTAACAACCTCATCAGGATACCCTTTTTCTTTTGCGATTGTCTCAATTACTTGCCTTGAATTAAGAAACTTGATTCTGCTGTCATTAGAAAGCAGTCCTAAAAACTCATTAAGCATAGCCTGTTTTTCCTCCATTCTTTCTAAATGCTCTCTCGATAAAACATCTTTTCCCGGTTTGGCCGAATCCAGGGGTATAATTTTTTTTGGGTTAATAATCCCTTCTTCCGTTATCTCAAAATACGCCACACTTACAAGCCGTTCCATGTTTTCTGTCGTGGCTTTAAGCCTTGCCAGCGAACCCGGATTAATAACATATCCTTTGCAACCGAACATATTTTTAAATTCCTTGATTCCTATGCCGGGGTGATAATCCCCGACACAGATAACATCTGCTCGGCTTTTGATGTTTTCAACAAGGGTATATTTCATATCAAATCCCGGAGATCTTTCCAAAACAGTTCCATGAGAAAGCATGATAGTTATATCGCTTTTTTCATGGATCAAATCATTTGGTATATCATAATACCATTCTGCCCTATCAGCTTCATAGGAATAATGTCTGCCGGTTATTTTTAGCCATTGAGAACCCAAAGTTATAAATTGAGGATATTTTGCAATATTAATAATCAATCCCGCCTTTTCCAATATTCCAAACGGAGTCCTGTTAAGAGATTCCGGATCGTGATCCCATTCGTCATGCTGGCCTGCAATAGCACATATCGGGCAGGGTCTATTGGAAAGCAAATCCATTAAATCGTAAACCGTTCCCCATCCAACCCCCGGGCTGTCAAAAATATCTCCTGCAACAAGAATAGCGTCTACTTCCATTTCGTCTGCCATATCAAAAATTTCTTTTATTTTTATCTTTAATGCTTCATTGTAATTGTCTATTCTGCCTCTAGGATTGACGCTACGCCAGTGCCAGTCGTTTGTGGCTATAAACCTTAACGTCATAATTCCTCGACCTCGCTTTCTCCATTCTTTTTGCCGACCTTAATCAGCTTATCGGCATGTTTTTCATGCACCATAGCATGAGTAATCATAATTATTTGCCTCTGTTTTTCTTTTGAATATGATTTTAGAAATGCTGATAAATTTGGTAGATATTCTCTTGAGACCATTTTTGCTGGTTCGTCTGCAAAAAACGGACCTGCAAGTGGAGGCTCAATAAGTTCCAATACGATTAAATTTAAAGCTATCGAAACCATATCTACTATTCCGCCTCCCCTGCTGTCTTCGGGGCTGTTGCATACTTCAAATTCGCCGTATTTGTCAATTACCTGCCAGTATGCAGCAGGCTGGCCTGTATACTGTTTCATTTCGGTATTGAAACGAATTTCGTTATCTTCCAATACAGTCTGGAGAGCAGCCGTAACGGTATCATCTATTCTGGTTTTAATCTGCTGTCTGGTAAATTCCGATGCCTCGGTATACAATATCTGTATAAGTTGATATTTTTTAATGTCATTTTGAATTTCTACTAACTCTTTTTGTTTAGCCTCTTTTTGCCGTTTGAGCAGGGCAAGTTCACCGCTTGCCCTGCTGTATTTTTCTTTTAAGTCCTGCAATTTAGATTCAAGCATATTTATATCAATAAACATCTTTCAACAACCCCTCTGCCTTTTTTAATCCTTCTTCGATTTCTTTTTCTAACTGTTCTATTTTTGAATCCAGTTCTTCAGATTTTACCCCTAGTTCCGCCAGTTCTGAAATAATTTCTTCTTTCTGTTTTTTCAAGTTTTCAAGATTTGCTTCCGCTTTTGTCCTTTCCATTTTGGCCTTTTCAGCCTTTTGTTTTAAGAGATTCAATTTTTCGGTTACATTGTTAATCATCTTATATGACCTCCTTTAATTTATTTTCATTAATTTTATTCCCGCACAGCGGGCATACCCCCATTTGTTTTAAAGTATTGATATAATCAGCTTCGGTTTTTTCAGCCTTTTGTTTAAGTTCATCTATTCTTTTTTGAGCAGCATTGATACTTGAAGTTAAATTATTCATTTGTTTTTGCCATTTTTGCAGATCAAAAAACTCCTCTATCTTATTTCTGATGCTGTTTTCTATTTCAAATACCTTATTGATTGAATCCGTCTTGGTTATCTGCTGTGATGCAACTGATTCTTGTTTTATGATTCTGTCTAATTTCTCTTTAAATGTTTTAAATAGCTTATAAGTGTTAATCCTTAACCTCATCTCTCCTAAATCATTAAGAATATCATCAATAAATTGAGTTCTGGCTAATACCGATTGATTGTTTTTCTCTGATTGATTAATTGAAACATATTTTTGATACAGCTTAACCAGCCTATTATGCTTTTCTACTGCCTGATTTGCAGAATTAATAATAGATAAAACATTATCTATTTCTTTTGTCTCTGCTATTACTTTTTTGTTTTTTTCTATGCCGATTAAAACCTCATTGAATTTAGTTTGTAACATTTTCAATCGTTTGTGATGTTCTATGGCTAATATCAGGCCGTTCAAAATTATTTCAGTTTCAGGGATTATCAGATTTAAATTGTCGAGAATATACTGCGTCCTTGCGTATTCTCGTTTTGTATTCGCTAAATTGTTTTTAAGGAAAACCAGTCTGGTGTGGATTTCTTTATCTTTTTTCAGCTTTTCAAGTATGCCTTTCAGAATGTCAATTCTTTCTTTTATGGCCGGAAGGTAATCATATTCCTTTATATTTTCTTCCAATTGTCTCAGGTCTTTCTGAATTCGTTTTTCTTCCTGCCCTTTGCGGTATAAATCTGTTCCCAGTTCCTTGTTTGCTTTATCTATTTTTTCAGTGCCGGCAAGTTTGCCTAGAACCTTTGCTCTGTTCGGGGCTGACACCGATTTTCCCAAAAACGGGCCGTCAAGCTGTTCCAGTATATTTGGTCTTAAAACTATGCCACCGAAATCAACTTCTCTTACGTTAAGAATCTTCTGTACTTCCAACGGAACAGAAGTGCCGAATCCCTCCAAAACTTTTTCGTTTCCATTTTCGTCAGTGATAATGTATCGGTTAATACTCCCTCTGCTTCTTTCTCTGGTTATTTTTTGGATTTTGTCATCGTTTTCAACCGTTATAGTAACAATGGCTTTACTACTGCCTACTCTGATAAAATCTCCGGGAGCAGTATTGTATGCTACCCACCGGAAGGCTCTTAAAATTGCAGTTTTTCCTGAATCGGTAGGGCCTACTATAACATTTAAGCCGGAATCGAAATTTATAATGGAATGTTTGTGGGATTGAAAATTTACCAATTCTATACTTCTAATCACGTGGATCAACCCCCTTGACCGGTTCAGGTTCATCAACAAGACATATTGTTTTTTTTAATTTTGCGTCATTATTGTTAAACGATTCGATTATTTCCTTTGACATCAAATCAAACCAACTTACCTTATAAACGTCTGGTTCACAATCTATGAATTTTGAATCTAAGATTATATCAATTTCGTCTTGTATTTGTTTTTTTATACGTGCTTTAATTCTATTAGCATAATTGTCTGAAATAATAAGATTGTCTTCGGTTGCGTCTTCTATCAATTGAGTTTCAATAATAAATCTTTTAATTAAATCCTTAAAAGTCTGCATTTGCATTGTTTAGACCTCCCTTCAAACTTTCGTTTTTTAAACCATTCTCAGATTCTCAGGGCTTCTTCCACAGTCATTATTTTGGGGTCGATGTATTGCACCAAACATGCCCAATCATCATGAAATATTTTTCCATCGAAAACATATACATCTTCGTTTCTGTGTATTCCCCCACCACACCCTGCACAGATTACTATTGCTTCTTCGCTTTGTGGATCAGAAAATCCGTATTCAAATCTATCTAACCCCATTTTTACTTGACCTCCTTCCTGGCCTGCCTCATCAGCAGCAGTTGGCCATCTCTGCTGTACGCCCCGGAAAGGAGGAGGAAACCGGGGCGTTTCGGCTGATATGGAGTTTATTGCAAAATTATTCCCATGCATTTAGCGAATCATCTTCATTTTCCTCATAATCCTCTGCTGTAATCTGTGTCTGCTGGGCTATGGCCTTAATTGCATTTCTCATTTCCCTGTAAGCCTTAAACTCCTGCAGGGTTACCGGGTCGCCTAATTCAAACTGGATAACAGCGTAACTAAAGCCTCCGCTCGATGCTTCAGTAAGCCTTAATACCGTCTTCCTTGCTATATCGGGGATGCCTTTATTTATTCGGTTGCTGAAGTATATGTCGCAGTTTTTTATTGATGTGGGCGGCACTCTGAGCAGGCACGGTACTCTGTCGCCATCACGAAGGATATAAAGTCTCCTCATTTCTTTACATGCCTTACCTTTTGTTGCGTTTCCTTTTTGGTCTATTGCTGTTCCCCATTGATTATTGGGGCAGGTTGCGCAGTTTCTTACCTTGCCTGTTTCGGTATCTACCCCATTAATACAATCCATTGAAGAACATGCCGGCACTTTTTCTGTGGGGTCATCCCAATAGCCTCTGATTTTTTGCTTGTAAATTACAGTACCCTCCAAAGTTTTGAACATTTCCCCGAAAGGATCGTAAAATTGAAGTGTATCTTTGTTAATTTTTATAAGGGTCGGTCTTAGTTCGATTCCTTCTCGTGATTGTTCCATTTCTTCTTTCATCATCGTTTCTAGTTCTTTTCTTTCTTCTTCGGTCAATTCATTTGTATTGGCTAGAATCAATTCATTGGCGTTCATGGCCATTTAAAATCACTCTCCTTTTTATTTTTTTAATTTTGATTTTTAGGCTTTTAGCCTGTTATCAGTTTAACTTCCGACTCAATTAACTTGACAATATACTTCTGAACTTTAAAGCTGTTTTCTATGGTTTCAAGTTCAAATTGGGCTGCCTGCAAATTCTTTTCAGCTTCCTTGAAACGGTTAACAAGTTCCTGATATTCGCTGTTTTCGGTAGCCAAATTGGCAAACCTGATTATAAGTTCTCTGTTCCTTTTGTCGGCATTCGAATAAATCAGCTTGCCTTTTTCGTCTTTTTCTGCCTCGATTTCAGCCATGATAACGGATTCCATTATAGCTTTTTCCTGTTCTATCTGCTGTTTTAAATCTTCGACAATTTCTTGGTGTCTAGATACTATCATTTTCTGATTTTTAATTTTTTCAGGGAATTCTAGTAGTGTGTTTTTGATTTCATCAAAGTTATAATCCTTTAGTCTGTCCTGCAAAGCTTCCTTGGTGGCCTGTTTGATTATTTTTTCAAGACCTGTCATTTTCTTTTGACCTCCTTTCAAAATAAACTTAATTCAGGCATGTTTTTCTTTTTATGTAGCTGTCGGATAAAAGTTTTCCGGCGGCTATTTTTTTCTTAAACTCTGATATTGACCCCGCAAAGAAACCTACAAGCATTTTTTGAGATTTAAGCGTTTTAGGAAACGTTTTAGGATACATTGCTTTTAACTCCCTTTCCGTTTTGTTCTTTTAAGACTTCCTTAATATAACGTTCAAAACCAATGGTTAAAATTTCACTGAATTGTTCTAGGTTTTCGTAATCTTCTAAGGTTAATCTTGAAAGGTTTATAGTTTTCATGATTAGTTCCATGATTAACCTGCCTCCTTTTTCTTAATATCACATTTTGTTGTGCGTATATTCATAAAAATATCTGGAAACAATTCTTCCATAGGTACTTTAAAATATTCCTCAAATTTTTTCATTAATTTAACATTAGGATTTCTTACTCCTAATTCTATCGCACTTAAAAATTGCTGTGATATTCCTAATTCTTTTGCTAACTTATCTTGACTTTTTGTTCCTCTTAAGGTTATTAATAATTCTCTTTTCATGTTGTAATATCACCTCCAATACTTCATTTTGTTGTGTTCAGTTTATATTATATAACTACATTTCGTTGTTGTCAATACATAATTTTCAAAAATACAACAAAATAATGTTTTGGGTTTTACAACTTGTTGTTGTAAAATATATTTAATAAAAATAAAATAATATGAATCAAGAAAGGAGGAATACAAATGAACAAAATTAAAGATTTGCGAATAGAAAAGAAAATCAGCCAAAATGAACTAGCAAAAATATTAGGTTTAACTCAACAAGCTATAAGTGCATATGAAAATGGATTAAGAGAACCAGATTTAGAAACTTTAAACAAAATAGCCAATTATTTTAACGTCTCATTGGATTGGTTAGCAGGTCGAACCAACATCCGCAACCCTAATAGAGACATCATAGAAAAAATAGGAGGGTTTTATCCCGGACCTCTCGTAAAAATTCCCATAGTAGGAACAATAAAAGCAGGTGAACCTATTCTTGCGGTGCAGAATATCGAAGGATATGAAGTAGTTGAACTTGAAACCGTCAAGGACGGTAACTATTTTTTTCTACGAGTAAAAGGTGATTCAATGATAAACGCAAACATACCGGAAGGAGCACTAGTTCTTGTTAGGCAGCAAAATGACGTTGACAATGGAAGTATAGCAGTAGTAATGGTTGATAATGAAGAAGCTACAATCAAGAGAGTATTTAAAACAAACGGGCTATTGGTGCTCCAACCTGAAAACCCAAAATATAAACCAAAGGTAATAAAGAAAGGCGATGTAAAAATAATAGGAAAGGTAGTTAAGATTGTTATAACGCCATAAGAAATTATATGAAGAAAAAAGGAGGGAAAAGCCTCGAATGGAAATAGTAGCAGGTTATGTGAGAGTATCAAAAGATAAATTTAAAAACGATTCAGATGTAGATATTACATCTCCTGAAACCCAAAAAGAAAAATTTAGAGATTACTGCAAACTTCAAAATCTTGATTTAAGATATATCGAAGAAGATATAGATTTTTCCGGATATAAAATATCATATAAAAAACGTCCTGGACTTAAAAAAATACTTAAACTTGCCCAGGAAGGCAAAATTTCAAAAGTTTTAGTTTTTAAATTTTCCCGATTATCAAGAAGAATCAAAGAATTTCACGAAATTGTAGATTATCTTGATAAATATAATGTATCAGTAGTATCCGTTACACAACTTATAGATACATCGACTCCTTCAGGGCGATTGATGAGAAATATACTGGTAGACTTTGATCAATATTATTCAGAAGAATTAAGCGAATACATTAAAACAAACAAAGAAACCATGGTTAATCAAGGCAGATGGCCGGGAGGGATAATTCCTTTTGGATATATGCATGATAAAAACAGCAAAACTATAATACCCAACCCTAAAACGTCTAAAATAGTAAAAAAAATATTTGAAATGAGAAAAAAAGGTTACGGAATGGTAGATATTTGGAATTACCTGTATAACAACAATATCAAGTCTCCTTCTGGCCAAAAAGAATGGGATAAGGGTTCAATTTTATATATTTTAAGAAACCCTTTATATGCCGGTTACATCGAATATAACGGTGAAATAAAAAAAGGCCAACATGAAGCCATAATCAGTGAAAAAACTTTTAAAGAAGTTCAGGAGATTGTAAGTCGGTCAGCTCCATGTTATACTAACTTAGAAAGAAAAATACATTTTTTGTCATCTCAAATTAAATGCGGTAAATGCGGAAAAACTTTTTATATAAGATACAACAGAGGATTAAGACGTTATATATGTCAAACTCGAGATAAAAAAACAAAAAAACGATGTGATTCGCTTTTGGTTGATGCCGACTCTATAGAAAAATATGTTGAAAATGTAATTTTAAAATTAGGCAACAACCCTTATACGTTAGAAAAATTAAAAGCCAAATATGCAAAAGAAATGGCCATAGATATAGAACCAATCAAAAAAGAAATAACTGAATTAAAAAAAGAATTAATAAAATACGAAAACGCCTCAGTTGAATTATATGATGATTTTAAAATACATAACAGAATTTCAGAAGCTCAATTCAATAAGATAAACAAAACATACAAATTTAAAATAGATAATCTGCATAAAAAAATAAAAAATTTGGAAGAACAAATTATGATAAAAAATAATGCAGTAAATAATATTGATATTTTAAAAAACAAAATAGATATAGTAACTAAATCATGGAACAAATTAACGCAAAAAGAAAAGAATCTAGCAGCAAAAAATATAATAAAAGATTTGATAATATATGATAATTATGTGGTTTTAAATATTTTTAGTTATATAACAAAAAAAATAAAACCCCGAATAATCCGGGGCACGATGTATTTTTAGTTTTAATAATTATATATCTTCTCAATGTATCTTTGCACCCATAATGAGGCAACCGCTCCATCGGATAC